GTCATTAAATTAGTTAAGGGTGACTATATTCATAATATCTTTAGTTGTAATGCTAGCTATGCATTACGAGTAATACGACCAGATGAGACATTAGAAATTAATGTTGCAGATATTCCGGTTGGTAGTTCTATTTCTGCTGGAACTAAGATATGCAAAGAAGGAATTATAAAAGTAGAATTAATTAAAAAAGAGTAGGGACTATCCCTACTCTTATTTTGTTTATAAATTATACTTATTAGGAGGATTCAATATGAGTGAAAAAATTATGATTGATAAAAAATATGTAATAAAATTACTTAAAGAGGCAGGATGGGATATTGATTTATTATGTGAATTTTATCCTGATTGCGGGTCACAATTTAAAAAATTACAGAACAGCGACGATCTTGAAATTTCAAATGTGGAAATTGATTGTACGCTTTGGGCTTTAGGATTTATAGAAGATCAACCGGTATTTCTAGAGCAAAAATATATATCAGATGTAAAAAATTATAGAGACCTTATTAGTAATATTAACAATTATACATTGCATAGTATGGGTATTCCTATGTTTTTAGTAGATGCATTACAGTATAAAAATATTTTTGTAACTGAAGCCTTTATTAGAAAATTTTTACAAAAAATAAGGCTACTTGAAAATATACATGCATACCCTAATACAACAAATCTTTTTCATTTAATTAAAAATCCAGAATTTTCATACTGTTATTATAACGTTGGAGATTTTGACTATTTATTAAGCGGTGGATTATTCAATAATATGAGTGATTCAGTAAAACAAATAATTTCAAATGAAACTATGATACCGCGTAATGTTATTGATAATCTACGTGCGAATAGTATTTTTGTAACTAAAGAAACTATAGATATTATAAGTCAAGTATTAGAGCGTTTTGAAATTAAACCAGATAATGGATTTGATCACCCTATGCATGAAATTTCTAAAATGAATAATAAAGATATTATTAAAAATATACTTAAGGAGATTAATAGCTTATCAATTGAAGATATTGAGTATATCGAAGCATATTGTGATACCAAGATAAAATGCCATTAATATAATAACTATAAAGCGTACGATTATCGTACGCTTTTATTTTTTTATGAACTTAAAAATAAATATGGTTATATACTATAATATTGATTAAATACGGAGGTTTAAAAATGAGAGGAAAGAAATTAACTTTTAGGATGAAAAAATATGTAGGGGATAAAATGAGGTTAGACCCAGATGAGTGGAATTATATTAAAAACACATCTAAAGAATTTATTATTAAAAATAAAAATACAGGGGAGGAACACATTATTGATAAAGTAGAGCACAATATTACATTATTCTAAAGGAGTGATTAAATGGGTAAAGGAAAACCAAGACACAATCCAAATAAGAAACAAAATCAATATGGATTTTGGTGCGGTGCAGCTGAAGAATTTAACGATGGTTTAAACAACGATAGTTTAAACTGCGAATTATATGGTAAAAAGGCAGCAGCTATATGCAAGGGTAATCCACATAATTGCTGTAAAGTATTATACCATAATGAAGCAACTAAAAGTGATATAAGAAAGATTAATGATAGGAGATAAATCTATGCCAAATTATTGCGATGCTAAAATTATTGTTTCAGGAAATGCAAGATGTGTTGATGAATTTACAAAAATCATACAAGCAGATTATAGTTATACTGAAAAGCGATTTACTCATACACCACATTTCTTTAGAGTGTTTGAGGCTGGAATCATCGATGAAAAAATCAATGGTTTAATGAAACAAACAACTTACTATATTACATGTGCATGGTCTGTTTATTGTTGTATGATGAATGGCCCACTGTCATATTATGATGAAAATAAATCATTTCTAGATGAATATGGAGTATTCTATGGTACTTATTTAAACGAATGTGCTAAAAGATTAGGGTTATTTATTGAAGTATTTTCAGTCGAACCCGGAATGGGATTTAATGAATATTACTTAATAGATAATCACGGATACACAGCAATTGATCGGACTTATGAAATGAGAAACTATGATCTTAATGATTATAAATCAAGAGATGATTTCATTAAGCAAACTGGTGATTATATATCAGAAGAAGATTATAAATGGTCAATGGATGAATACGAAGGATGGTATTCAGTAAATGGCTATGATCCTGATGAAACCGGATATATTAGTGAAAAATTATGCAACCCGATAAAATTAGTAGTAGCAAAGGTAGTAAACAAATGACACAGCTATTATTATCTTCAATAATTGTATTAATAGTATTTTTAATAAATTGCTATTTTATAATTAAATTCACTAAAAAGAAACACATGTATAAAGCACTATTGTGCATCATGTACATTTTCCCATTGTATGTATTAATTGAATTGGGACTGATGTATATATACCTTGAGTTTGATTTCTTTAAATAATAGGGGAATTATCCCCTATTATTTTTTATTTAAGGAGGTAATAAATGAATAAAGTACAAGAATATAGAAACTACATTATTGAGCACATTAATTATGTAAAATTAGCGTTTAAGAATTATGGCAAGTTAATATGTAATGAATTAGATTTAGACTTACAAGAAATGGCTAATCAGGTCGATGATCATGATGAGTCAAAATGGTCAGATGAAGAATTCGATTTATATATGCGCAAATTCTTTCCGGAATCAGAAGAATCAAAAATATCCGATCAAGAATTTAATATAGCATATCTACATCATATTCACTACAATCCACACCATCCAGAGCATTGGATTTATTATGATGAAGAAAGTAATAAGATTACAGTATATAATATGCCAGATAAATATATAGCAGAAATGTTATTTGATTGGATTGCAATGAGTTATAAATTCAAAAATAAAGTATATGATTGGTATGAAAAAGAAGGTAAAGAAAAACTATTTACAAATAATACAAGAAGTAAAGTAGAATATTTGTTAAATAAGATTAAAAAGCAAGATATTAGTAATAATTTACAATAATAATAACAATATATTGATGAGAAAAATAAATAGTGGAGGAATATAAATAGTAATATATGGGAATGCGCAAACCGTATATTATGATTGCCTTTAGCCGGGTTTATTATGACTGCGGCATCGATGAAGAAGGAATCAGTAGACTCTAGGTGAAAAATATATTTCGGAAACCTTGATCAAGTTATATTTGGAACCGAGCATTATTTTAATTAGCGCCGCGTAGTATGATGGATGGGTGAGTGGCAGTTGTATGCCAAGCCCAATGGATGGCGCGCAAATATATATGATGATGCATGTATGGTGGAAATCCATACCTATTTATTATCTCATTAATGACTTCCTTGTAGTTCTTGTAGATATTTCTTCAAGTACATATTACCGGTACAATCCCACTGTACCGGTGATACGGAGTATTACCCAAGTTGGTGACGGGGGAACATTGCTAATGTTCTAGGTCTATTTATATAGGCGCATAGGTTCGAGTCCTATATACTCCGCTTTATAGGGCATTCGCCAAGCGGTAAGGCACGGGATTTTGATTCCCGCATTCACTGGTTCGAATCCAGTATGCCCTGCTTATGTATTTTTATAACAATACATTAATCCATGGGTAGGTATGCAAGTGGTTAAAGTAGGCAGACTGTAAATCTGTTGCCTCGGCTTCGTTGGTTCGAATCCAACCCTACCCACTTAATTTGGACCATTAGCTCAGTTGGTTAGAGCGTCCGGCTCATAACCGGATGGTCATAGGTTCGAGTCCTATATGGTCCACGCTAAATATATAATAATGAATTTCACAAAAACTATAGAGATAGGGTTGATTCCCTATCTCTATTTTTATTTTATAAATATTATATTTTTCGATTATATATTATATATGTATATATAATATATTTCATTTAGGAGGATAAAAGAATGAATGAAAGCCCTAATTTAAGTAAAAGACTTAGAGAAAGTATTAAAGAAGCATATGGATTAAAATTAGAAGGAGGAGATAAAATATCAATTATGATGAATCAATTAGCAGAAAGCGAAAAAAGAGTAGAAGAAAATCGAGAGATTAAATATAATATTTTAAATTCCGGTTGGGATATAAATATGCTGGGATTATTGATTCCAGATTTACCACCAATTGAATTTAAAACGTTATTATATACGGATTACAAGTTCAGTACTAAGCAGCAAGAAGCTATAGCATATTATATAACTCTCAGATTTCCTTATAATAAGCAACTGGAATTAAAAGGTGACGTATATACAAATAAAAAATGTATACCGTGCAAAGAAGCATCTATGAATACTTATACTTCTTTAGGAGTTAGCTCAGAATTTTTAAGCATGCTCTATAATAAAGAAGTTAAGGTACCAGAAAAATTTGCAATTGCTTTTAATAAAAGATATCGCAAGCTTACTGGAAGTGATATGTTTGTTAATGAACAAATTGTAAACAGAGATGCTACCATTACTACTACTGATACTCTCAAGAAACTTATTAATGATATCGGAAATGCTAAATTAGATGCAAGGGAGTTACGTATATTAGCAGCTCAATGCGAAATATATGCAAAAATATATGAATTAATAAACTAATAATTATAGAAGTAGGGAATTATTATCCCTACTTCTTTTATTTTTACTATAGGAGGCTATATTATGAGAACAGAAGCAATACCATTATACATTAGATTTGGCGATATTCCGCCAAATGAAAAAAGTAAAGTTCACATAAGCGATCAAATATTACGAGAAGAAGCTGGTGTATCCGTATGGAGAGCAATAAAAGCAAATGGAGAATATTATCCAGTTATGCCAGATGAACCAAATGAATCTACGATTGCAGATTATTTTAATTTTATCATGAATTGCAATTGTAACGTGTATCTAGTTACAGGTGATGAATTAATAATCGAAGGTGCTGATAGGGAACCGTTATTGATTAACGTTAAAATTATTAAAGATATCACATATATTTATAAGAAAAATAAATAATTTAGAGGTAGGAATTTCCCTACCTCTTTTATTTTTTATTTATTGCTCTCTTGAATTTGTAGTGCAAAATATGCATTAATAGCTCTATAATATGCTTGCTCTGTAGCATCATTATTTCTTCGTCTTTTAAAATGCTCAGAGTTATTCATAAGAATAATATTTAATAATTCTTTCTGTCTTATTAAATATGGATTCTTAGTATTAGGTTTAGTTTTAATACAATAAGTTACAAAGCTTATATCTCTCACATCTTTAGTTGTAGATTCTTGAAAGTAACAAACTACCATTAATGTAATCATTTCTTTAATATAAATAATATTCCTATTATCAGCAAGCATTACATCTATAATAGACTTAACTTCATCTAATTTAACCAAATTATTAGATGCCATTTTACATAATCTTTGATTAGCTCCATGAGTATTTATATCATTCATTGTAGCCTCTACAATAGATTGTACTTTAAAGCTATCTGAACCTGCTAAATGATAATTATCTTCAGATAAATCATCAGAATCATAAGTAATATAATCTTTATTTTCATATGCTTGATAATATAATGATGCTATATTATTCATAAAAGATCCAATACGATTATGAAGCTGCTGTACAAGATATACACAATCATCATCGTGAAAATCCTTAAACCTACTAGTATAAGTATTCAGCCATGTATTAGAAATACTCTTTACAGCTCCAATTACAGATCCTTCTCTTGCTATATCAAACTTATTAGTTGTCATATGTGTAACAACATATTCCATTATATGCTCTTGTGGTGCTACAGTTGGAAATGATCTATAAAATATGCTAGGATAAAACTTACCACTAAAAGCAATATTAGTTAATGCTAAATCTAATTCTTTACTTTTATTATTTAATTTAAAGAATCTTACAATACAAAGCATTGCTATAGTGGTTTCATCTTTAGCATAACTTGGATTGAAGTTTGCTATATCACTATAATAGGTATTCTTTATCGCATTAGTAATTATAGCCTTATTAATTCCCAGCATTTCATAAAATTCAGTTTCATCATCGGCAGTAAAATATATTTGTTCACATGGCATATTATAATATAACTGTTTGGATCTTTTATTCATGAATTTAGATATATATTTTTTATACTGCGGTATATTATTTTTTATATGCTTTTCAACTTCAGGATATGCTATATCTAATATAGCTTTAGTATCTTTCATTATAATAATCCTCCATTCTACATAAATTATATAAATGTCAAATATATTAAAATAATTATTAAATATACAAATATTATAAATAGCACTATACTTTATGAGAAATTATTATATAATTTGAATTTGATAAATTATATATTTATATACTATCATTTTACGTTAGTATAAAACTTCTAAATTAATAAATTTCAATTATATATTATATATGTGTAACTAGAGATTATTCATATTATAAATAAATGGAGGATAAAAATATGAGTAAAAAATATGAATTAACAGATGAAACAATGGAATGGGAAGGACATACCTTACACAGAATTAAAGCTTTGAGAGATTTTAATAATGTTAAAGCAGGAGACTTAGGAGGATGGGTTGAATCTGAAGATAATCTTTCTCAATATGAAAAATGTTGGTTATATGATGATGCTAGAGTATATGATAATGCTATAGTATGTAATAATGCTAGAGTATATTGTAATGCTATATTATGTGGTAATGCTATAGTATTTAATAATGCTGAAGTATGTGGTAATGCTAGAGTATATGATAATGCTAAAGTATGTGATAATGCTACAGTATGTGGTAATGCTATAGTATGTGATAATGCTGAAGTATGTGGTAATGCTAGAATATATAATAATGCTAGAATATATAATACAAAAGATTATTGCATAATAACAGGTTTTGGTTCTAGGCTTAGCACAACTACATTTTTCAGATGTAAAGATGATGAAATAAGAGTTAATTGTGGATGCTTTAATGGAACCTTAGATGAGTTTCGTGATAAAGTTAAAGAAACTCATAAAGATAATAAATATGCTAAAGAGTATTTATTAGCAATAGATATGGTAAAGGTACATTTTAGTTAAATTAAATGAGAAATAATATAGATAGGGCATATGCCCTATCTATATTATTTTTTGTACATTTTATTAAAAAGGAGGTTATTATATGAACGCAGCAAGATTAAAAGCAGAACGATTAGTTTATTCAGTAATGGATGCATTAGATCCTTCTGGAGCTAATACTGATTTCTGGAAAGAACAATTTGCAAATATGAGCGATACTCAATTTAAAAATTATATCTCTAATGATTTTCCGTTTTATTTTCAAACTGGTGCTTTTAAGGAACCATCCATGAATCAAATTGTTAAAGCATTAGATATACTTAATGTACCATTACTTGAACCTTTATATATGCCATATAAATATAAAGATTCTCAAGGTAGACCTTTAAAGACAAGAGAATGTTTTGTAGTATATCTTCCAATTAAGAGAATGAAACAGATGCTTACTAAAAAGAATGGTATGAGTATTAGTACTAAATCTAGAGATATGAAAACAGGATTATTAACAGGAGTTGACAAGAATGGTAAAGAGTCAGATAGAGAATTTGAATCTTTAGCAATTTGTGGATTGGATAATTGTATGAAAGAATTTTCTAGATCTAGAGCTGACTCTATGAATGATAAATCTATAATGAATAATACTATTAATAATTTAGGTCAAGTATCTTTAAAAGATTTACCAGATGATCCTACAGATTCATTATCAAAGAATTTAGTATCAGTATATTTTATTGGGGCCCAATTGTATACAAATATTGTAAATGAAGATTATATGACTCCATATACTATGTCCCTGAAGCAAAAAAGAGTTGAAAGAGAGATATAAATTATATGTAGTAGGGTTAATTCCCTACTACATATTTTATTTTAAAATATATATTTGTAATAAATTATTACAAATATAACATGTTAATGAGGGGGCACAGACTAAGTATAGATATATAAAAAAAGCAGTTAAATCAATATGTCACTACAAATAGAAAAAAAAGAACTTGATTAGGACTTAAAAGAGAATGACATAGGTTTATAAGATATTAGACGGAGTCTGATATCTTATAAGAATTTTTATAAAATATATATTTAAATTCTGAGGCTAGGATTAATTTCCTAGCCTCATTTTTATCTTATAGAGTAAGCATTATATCCAATTGTAATTAACGGTCTAACCCCTATAGCCATATCTGCAGGAGCTGTTGAAATTTTACCATGCTCATTAATGCACATATATGCATATTTATTTTTTACATCTCTTAAAAAGTATGGATTATTAAAATGATCTACTATGAATTTTGGTTCATAATTAAATAATGGAATTAATTTATTATGCAGATCATTTAATTCGATTAACCGATAATTAAGAATTGGAAATGGGAATTCAGAAAAATATTTTGGTAAGATATATCTTTCTATTTTTTGATCAGAACCCGGTTTAATTACTTTACTAAATGAATTCGATGATCGACATAATATTTTATCCGGTAATAATATTGCTGAGCGATCTTTATTAAAACCTGCGAATCTATAATAAATTTTATTATATATAAAATAATCACCAACGTATATATTATTTGGTTCGTATCCATATAGTATATTCATTATATTAATATTACTATACATTGATAAGTTAGTGTTTGAAAATTTGTTATTACTTTCTTCCATAAAATACCTCCTTTATAAACTATTATGTATAGAATTACACGATTATAATATATAATTAAATATTATTTTACAATATACATAACTTGTATATAAATATATGACTGAAAATAATAGTTAGGTTATATATCCTTCTAATTCCTTATTACTCATGCATAGGAGTAGGACTATGTTCCTACTCCATATTTTTTTGTATTTTGAAATATAACGAATAATTATAAAATATTATTAATACAACACATTAGTGAATCAGAAATATTTCATTATATACCCCCAAACGTATAAGCTTCCCCTATGGGTTAATTCCCATAGGGGTAAGTTTTCTAAATAAAGGAATTTATAATTGTATATTATAATAGTATAATGAAGCTAACTTATAAATAATGCCTAGTTAGTTTTAAATAAAATTAAAGGAGGTAAATTTTTATGGATGAAGTAAAATATGGTATTATCCATGAAGTAGGAGAATACCAAGGAGTCCAGCCGTTATCAGAGCAGGATAATAAGTTCGTAAATGAACAGGATAAAAAAGAAAATGATGATTCTAAGTAAACCAAAAATATGCAGGGTATACATAGTTATACCCTGCAAAAATAATGGAGGTACACAACAATGAGAAATATGTGCAAGAATTTTATTTGTTCAATTATAGTATGCTTATTAGCAGTAAATATACTATTTAATATGGGAGAATTTACACCAGCAAAACAAACTAAAGTTACAACTAAATTACAGGTTGAAGATACCGATTGCCAACAAGATGAAGAAACAGAAGTAGTTGACGCTATCAGTACAAACGTGCCCATTGTCGGTGCATCTTATGAAGATAAGGAAGTAAAAAAAGATAACGCTTCTGATTTAAAAGATACACCGCCAAAAATGAGTAAAGACGAGTACCAATTAAAATATGGAATAATCAAAGAGGAAGAGGTGGGATATAATGACCATGGAGATATTGCATGCGCGTCTCTTACTGTAGATACTTACCCTGGGTATTTTACTAGATATATGGACTTATCATGCAGAAACAATGTATCAATTGACCAGATGAATAAGATTATTAATTATTGGTTGGGTGATAGAAATTCAAAATTGAAAAATCAGGGCGAGGCTTTTATTAAAGCATCTCAGCAGACAGGATTAGATCCTGTATTCTTATTATCATTAGCAGCACAGGAAGCTGGATGGGCAGTTTCTAATTTGCACGCTAGTAAAAATAATCCATATTCTATTAATATGGTAGATTCTAACCCATCACAGGGTTATAATTTAGGAAATGAATTTAGTGACGGAATTATTAACGGTGCTAAGTGGATTAAAAAGCACTATTATGATGAAGGACAAACTACTTTAGATTCTATGATTTATGGGAAGAAGCAGTATTCTTCATCAGCTGACAAATGGATTAATGATATTAGTAATATTATTACTAAATCATATAATTATATATTAAATGATTAATTTAAGGAGGAATTTATAATGGAATTAGAAGTATTTGGTATTGGAGCAGCAGGAAACAAAGCAGCTATCAAAGCAATAGAAAGGAATGTAGTATCTAAAGAATATGTTAAGTTGTTTAATACAACCACAAAAGACATTCCAACTGAATATAAGAACGACGATATTGTTGTTCCATTTACATCTTCTATTTTAGGAGGATGCGGTAAAGAGCCTAAGAAAGGTCGTAAGGCAATCCAGGATGCAATGAACTCTGGTAGTGTAAATATTGCAGAGATGATTCATCCGACAACAAAAGAAGTTGTATTAGTAACTTCTACTGAAGGTGGTAGTGGATGTGGTGCAACACCATACATTGCAAAAACATTAATTGCATTAAATATTCCAGTTCATGTATTTGCATTCGTAGGGTTCCAGGAAGATTTTCGGTCTATCAAGAATACATTATTATTCTTCTCATCTATGGATGATAGTGTGATCTTGCATGTAATTAAGAACTCTGAGTTTTTGGATTATACAAATGATTTTCAGTCAGCAGAAAGATTAGCTAATGAAGAATTTGTAAATCAGCTTAAGACATTAAGCGCTAATCTTATGCCATCTGAACAGAATATGGATGATAAGGATATCTATAAAGCAACCACCACAAGTGGCTACATGGATATTAAGAATATTTCTTTATCAGGAGTAAAGAATGAAGAAATGTTCAACAAGGCAATCATTGATGCGTATACAAATAATAAAGGATTTGATTTTGATCCCACTGCAAAAAGAGTTGCCGTTATTATTAATGCATCCGATAAAACAAAGCTGGCGATTGATAATACATTTAATGTATTATTCAAATATACCGGAGATCCAAAGATTACAGGTGAATTCTTTAAGCATATTCAGTATGATCCTGAGGAGCCGGAGTACATTAGCGTAATCGCATCTGGAATTAGAATCCCTGATAAAGAATTTGTTAAGATTAATAACAAATTTGAAGAGATTAAGTCCAAGAGAGAAAACAATAATGTATCATACTCTACAGTATTTTCAGGACTACAATTGGATGATGACGACGAGGATGATCTTGATATGGATGTTCGTACAATGAACAATCCAGACAATGTAACCAAGTTCTTTAAAGACAAGGTTAAAGTTAATACTCCATTACAAAATGTAAAAGTTGACAACAATGGAGTAGACAGTATAGAGAATTATTAAAGGGGTGATTATTACATGCCAGATGTATTTAATAAATTCTGGGACGAAACAAAAAAACACGATGCCGATCATCCGGTACTAGTAGCTAAAGTTAGGGTTGATGAAAGCCCTAACTTTAATTTGTCAATATTAAAACAGAATATAGATCATGTGGATTCAATGAGTGATGTTGAATTAAGAAATTTTATTAAACGTTGCTTTAAATCTATTATGGTTAATTTATTTGGTAAAGAAATGCCTAAATATATCCATTACTTTCAGGATGTAAGATTCTTAGATGCATTTATTGATGTATTAAAATCTATGGATTTTATTGAAAAGGATGATATCGTTAGGCTGAATACAATGTGCTACCATTATATTACTATTCCAAAAGATAAACAGAATTACAGGGTAGTGAGTCGTATGATGGAAGTATCAAATATTATTAACCGTCATAATTTACCAAGATTATTAGGTCTTGGTTTATCTAGTAATTTAGCATCAATACTATTAATTGCTAGATATTCTGATATTGATTTGAATGTTTGCGTAAAGAGGGTTAATTTCATTATAATTACCCAGCCAAAAGAATTAATGTCAGAAAGAATGATAGAGGAAATCTTAAAGATCCTCTATAACGTTCTTGATGATCTGGTAAGAATTTTCCCACCTATTATGATGGATATTTTACCGGATTATGATGAGAATAATCCTAATACTCTTTGGATAACAGATGATATCCAAGAAGTAAATTCGACACTTAATCTTGCCTTATTGAATATTCTGGATAATTTACCAACACAAACCATTAGATCCGTATTATTAAATTATACGGAAGCAATGAATATGGTTTATAAGAATTATCAGGTTAGATTTTCATTAAGATGCTTAAGTGAGGATTATTATCGTATTAATAATGTCATTAATGAAATGGCATTAAATGAAGGAATATATGTAATTTAATTAGGAGTAGGGATAATTCCCTACTCCTTATTTTTTGAAATGGAGGAAATTACCATGAAAGTAAAAGATCTTATAACAGAATTACAGAAATGTGATCAGGATGCGGAAGTTAAAATGCATCATTATGCAGGAAATAATGCATTATTTGTGTGTGAAGCAATTAATATCAATGGAAAAGTATGGATTGAGGATAGAGGCGATATTGATCTTAGAGCTGAGATTGATGCTCGTATTAAGAATTGTGGATCTGCAAATGAAACTTTCTTTAAAGCGTTAAAGAAGATTGGAGTTACTCTGAGAGACATTAAAACTTATTATCCTGAGATTTATGATGCTGCTAAAAAGTATTACAAAAATTAAAATTTTTAATTATATAATATAATATTGTAATTAAAAACAGTATTATTTATGGAGGAAATTATCATGAAAGTAAAAGAACTTATAGCAGTATTACAGAAATGCAACCAGGATATAGAAGTGAAAACACATCGTCATATGGGAAATCCTGTATTATTTGTGTGTCAGGATTTAACCGATACCAATATTGATGCATGGGATATATGGATTGCGGATAAAAATGATATTGATATTAGAGCCGAGATTGATTATCGTATTGATGAGAATTATGGACGTGTAAATAAAACTCTCTTTAAAGAATTAAAGAAGACTGGAATTACACTGGATGATATTAAAGAGTATTATCCTGAGATTTATGATAATGCTAAAAAGTATTATACTAATTAAAACTTTTAGTTATATAATATCGTAATTAAAGACAGATACACAGGAGGACAAATTTATGGGATGCATAGTACGGTCAAAAGGTGGCACAATCACATATGCTAATGGAGATATATGTCAGATTAAATCTTATCCATTAGCTAAAGCAAAAAGGAAAAGAAATTGGAAGCACTTTGCGAAGGAAACATTGATTCCTTGCATAATTATAGTCGCTATGGAATTTGCATTTGTTGTATATATTTTCCATAGACTTGGATGCTTCTAGAAAAATTAGAGGGGATTATTCCCCTCTTATTTTTTTATAAAAATATTATATAAAATACATTACATTAATAAGGTATTTTAAGGTTCTATAGAAATATAGGGTAAGGAGGAATTAGAAATGACATTACTATCTATGGCTTTTAGAGAGCAAGTAAAACAAACAAAAGATTTAGCAATGACATCTGAAATGACATACGGTGTATCATATCCAACTGGATTTCTTAATATGGATTTTGCTAATGGCTATATTCAGGAAATTAATGGTAAAATGAAATTTGAATTAGGAATTTCAGATGGCTCTATGAATATGATAATTTCAGATTCTGGTGTTGGTAAAACAACTATTGCCACACAAATTGCAGCTAATATCATTAAACCATTTCAAACATCATGTATTTTTTATGAACAGGCAGAAGCAACAGGTACAAATATTCAGCGTCTTAAAAACTTAACGGGAATGGATGATGAAACTTTTGAAAAGAGATTTATTGTTCGTGATGCCGGAATTACAACAGAATCTATTTATAATAGAGCTAAAATGGTTTATGATATTAAAGTAAATAATCCGGATAATTATATGTATGATACCGGCATGGTTGATATTCACGGTAAGCCAATCTATAAATTCGAGCCAACCGTAATGATTATTGATTCTGTAAAATTAGTATTATCAGAAAAAATTTCTCAAGCAACAGAGACAACAAATATGACTGGTGCTCAGAATGCTAAAACTAATTCGGAATATTATTCTAAAATGCTTCCATTATGTAAGATGGCAAATATTATTGTATTCTTCATTAATCATATTACAGTTGATGTGAATACTGGATTTTTGCCTAAGAAAGCAGAATTAGCATATCTTAAACAAGGAGAGCATATTGCTGGTGGTAGATCGCTTACATATATTCAGAATAATATCTTTAGATTAGATATTAAATCTAAACTTAAGCCTGAGGAAGGTCTTGGTATTTCTGGAAGTACTACATCTCTTGATGTCGTTAAATCTAGAACGAATACATCTAGTAGAGGTAAATGTATTCTTGTATTTGATCAAGCAACTGGATATGATAATGATTTATCATTATTCATGATGCTTAAAGATAGAAAACTTCTTGAGGGTTCTGGCGCATTTCTTAAACTTCCGGGATACGATAAGAAATTCTCACAAAAGAAATTCAAAGAGGAATTATATTCAGATCCTGAATTCTTTAATGCTTTTGTAAGTATTTCAATTAATACACTAAAGAATGATTTAATTGAAGAATATGAAAGAATTAAGAAAGAGAATTCATTATCTATTGGAACTAAATCCCCATATGAAGCTATGCTCGAACAGTTATCTGCAGCATAATTTATTTTTTCTAAATATCTCATAAACTCCATTTTAATTATATATTATATATTAGAATGGAGGTGAGATATTAAATATTAATCTAAATTAAATGGAGGAATTAGAATGGCAAACGGATTAATGAATATTGACAAAGAAGTTGAATATTATGCTTCACAAGTTAATAACTATGACAATTTACTTGGTAGGGGCCTGATGGTCCCCTTCAATCCAAGTAACAGTGGTTCAAGAAAGCTTAACTCATAGGCTGGTTATACGGTAACGTATAGCAATAATATCTATGCGAATTGCTGGGAAAAGCTAAAGTCTAGATGCCTAAATTTAGGAGCCGAAAGGCGGAAACAAGTTCTAGAATGTCATATGCTGAGAAAAAGCCATATTTTATATGGTGCTAAGTGATATTAAAAATGTTTAATCAGCAGCTAATATAATTTATATTAGTTCAACGACTATCCCGTTAGGTAATTGAGATATTACAATAGGAGTAGGGCCCTAGTGGTGGGTGAGAACCCCTTAAATCGAAGTGCATAGCCCCAATAATTATTGGGTGAAGATATAGTCTACTTTTAAGGTAACGCTTAAATATAAGGTATGAGTGCGATCCACAATGAGCATCATATGAATCTTAGCCATGCAGAACCACCTATAATTCAGACTGGATATGAAAATAGATTTGGTGAAAATTCGTCATCTTTTATCACTGCCGAGTCTGATTATGAGGTTATTTATAAAATTAATAAATTTTCATTTTATAATAACCATTATTTTCTTATCGTTAGAGATAAGAATACTGGGGTTTATGATGTTATTGAGAGAGTCTTGTATAAGCATAATACAGAATCTTATGGGTATCTGTATAATAATGATTATCTTGATTCGCTTAAACCTGGAAGTACCATTAAGAAGGGTGATGTTATTAAAAAATCAGATGGTTATGATGAATTTAATAATAAGATGAATGGTGTAAATCTTACTACACTTTATCTAAGTTGCGCTCAAAATATGGAAGATTCAAATATTATTTCTGAATCTGCCAGAAAGAAACTGGAAACAAATTTAATTAAAAATACTGATATAACCATAAACGATAATGATATACTTCTTAATCTTTATGGTAATCAGAATCAATATAAAACATTTCCTGATATTGGAGAAGAAATTAAAGGCGGAATATTTTGCGGTATTAGGAGATTAGAAAATGACAATATGCTTTATACATTAGCTCAGTCTAGACTTAGAGATATTATGATGAGCGATAAATGTATATTGATGGATGGAATTGTTGCAGATATCGATGTATACTGTAATAATCCAGAAGCAATTGGCGATTCATATTATAATCAGCAATTATATTTCTACTATACAGAAAGGATTAATTTCTGTAAAGCTGTAAATGATTTAGTTGGTCCATTATATATGAATGGTAAACTTAGCTATAATCTTCATAAGTTATATGCTACGTGTAGAGATACTGTTGCCGGAAAACAGTTTTATAAAGATAAGCAGTTCAATAATGTAATTATGCAAATTACTGTAATTGAAAAATTACCAATGAATCCTGGAGATAAAATTTCCGATAGATATGGCGGAAAGGGCGTTATTTCAAAAGTAGTTCCAGATGAATTAATGCCTAGATTAAATAATGGTACCGTTGTAGATATTATTAAGAATCAGTCCACATGTATTAACCGAGAAAATATCGGCCAGTTACATGAACAATCTCTTACGTTTATTGGCTCCAGAATTATAGATTATTTCAAAACAGGAGTATTATCATATCCTGAAATGGCTCAGATGTGGTATGATTTTGTTGTTGAAGTAGATCCAGAGCAAGCCAATTGGATGAAAGAATCATTTAGTCTTAATGATGATTATGAAGCAAGATTATTTATTGAAAGCATTATTGAGGACGATGCAATATATTTATCATTAAAACCTTTTACGGGTACTGTAGATATTGATCGTATAGCAGCGATTTATAAGAAATTCCCATGGATTAAACCATATACAGTATCAGTTCCAATTGAAGATTCGAATGGAAATGTCAGATATGTGGAAACAAGAAGACCTTTGGTTGTAGGAAAGATTTATAATTATAGACTAAAACAGTATGCGGAGGAAAAATTCTCTGTTACTTCTTTATGTGCTACTAATCTTAAAAATCTTAATACTCGTTCAAAGGCAAATAAAATTTATGAGTCTAAATATAAGAAGACCCCAATTATGTTCGGAGCAATGGAGTCTGGCGATGAGGCTCATTTATCAATGCAGTATGTTATTATGAATCTTATGCTTTATTCATCTTCTCCTCAGGGAAGAAGATTATTCGAGCAATTATTAACTGGCAATCCATATGAAATAGATATTCAGTTAGATAAAGATTCTAAGAATAGAAATGCAGAAATTATAAATACTATTTTTAAGACTATGGGTCTTAAATTAGTATTTAAGAAAATCCCTAAAGTTAAACAGCATGTTATTAATGAAATAGCTGCTAAGATTGTACCTAATAAGGGATTTAAATATAAAACTAATATCAGAGATATAATAGGCCATGATGACGAATTAGCTATGAAGTATAGCGCTGCTATGCAGAATAAGAATAATCCTGTTGTTATAAAGCCTATTGTAATCAAGAGGGTGAAAAAAGATGATGAGAATAAGTGATTTACAAAATGTATATGATGTTTTATTAAGCGGTAATATATCTGTAATTACAGATGTAAATATCCAATTAAATATAACTGAATATGCAACTTATTTGATTAATAAGCATCCATGGAATCAGGATGAGCAGATTGCTGCTGATCTTATTTTAAAGATTAGCAATACTGCTTATAATGATACTACGTTGGATACTTTACCATTAGATGACGGCGTTTATGATCAGCTTCTTCAATCATATAAAGCTTATAACCCTAATTATCAAATTGGTGCGATACCAATTAATTATGAGGAAAAAGCTCAAAATGAATTTGATGAAAATCCAATAGCGATTGTATCCATATCAAATAAAGAAGTAGAATCAAAGCTATATGTAAAAGATATCTGGGATCAACATACTAAAGTTGATCCTAGAAGAACTCTTGTAGCTGTAACTGTAAGAGAACCAATAACTAAAAGGCTTATTAATACCAAACATTCATATCCTGAATTAGTTGGTACATTAGATAAGTGTAAATTTACGCTTAATAATGAAGCTATTGAAAAGGGTGTATTTGATAAACCATCAGTTCAGGTATTTGAGAGAGATTTTATTCAAAAGCATTTACAGATGGGTATTATTAATCCAACAATGGAATTTGAAATGGTTGGTGAATTAAAATGTGATGGCGTATCTGTAGAAGCAGAAATATGTGGAGATACAATTATATCTGCTAGATCAAGAGGTGATACTGGAGAAGATATTGCGACTGACTTAACTCCTATATTTGGTGGATATAAATTTCCAAACGCAAAAAAGGTACCAAAGGATGAAAGATTCGGAATTAAATTCGAAGCTGTTATCACTAAATTCGATTTGCAAAAGCTTGGAAATTTGAGAGGTACTTCGTATAAGAATTGTAGGAATGCGATTATTGGGCTTTTAGGTGCTAGCGATGCATATAAATATGTAAACTTTATAACGCTTATTCCATTATCCACATCAATGGAAATGCCAAGAGAAACAGAACTAAAATTCTTAAATAAATATTATAATTCTGGTCAGTATAATAGATATGTAATGTTTAGAGGCAACTATCAAACAATATTATTTCAAGTAAAACAATTTGTTGAATCTGCTGAATTAATAAGAAAAGTTTTACCATATCTTATTGATGGTGTAGTTATTAGCTATACAGATCCTTATATTAAGAAAACTCTCGGTAGGGTAAATTCTGTAAATAAGTATAGTATGGCTATTAAGTTTAACCCACGTAAGGTTAGAACTATTTTCTTAGGATACACTTTTTCCGTTGGTAAATCTGGTGACGTAATTCCAATGGTTCATTTTAAACCATGCGAGTTTATGGGTAATATTCAAACTAAACAAACTTTACACTCATACAATAGATTTGTAGAACTTCAGTTATGTAAAGGAATGCAAATTGATGTTGAGTATAGAAATGATGTATTAACTTATATATCTAAACCGGATACTGAGTATAATAGAAATATCGCAGCCACTACAAGACCGGAGCCGTTTATTGAAACTTGTCCATATTGTGGTCACAAAATTGTAGTATCAGAGTCTAGTAAAAGTGCTAAGTGTCCTAACCATGAATGCCCTGAAAGAAAAGTAATGAGAATTGTCGATATGCTTAGTAATTTAGGATTTAAAGATTTTTCTGAAGAATCTGTTAGAGCATTGAATATAAATTCATTTACTGACTTAATTGGTATTACTTATGAAAGAGCCTGCATTTTAGGAATGGGTAATGCCAAAAATTTTATGGATAGACTATATGCCTTTATGCATAATCCTATTGCAGATTATAAGATTCTGACAGCTCTAGGCTTTAATAATATAGGGGTTGAGAAATGGAAAATAATTTTAAAGGAGATTACGATTCATGATTTAGCAACTATGGATTATAATATCTTAATGAATAAATTAGTATCTATGCCATCCATAGCTCAAAAGACTGCCGAAACAATTTGTAATGAAAGATTGATATATATGCAGGATTTGAATACAATATTGAATATGGATAATGTAATATCTTCTAAAGGCTCAATTGATAAGCCTAAAATTGCCTTTACCGGTGAGAGGGATAGTTTATTTATCGATTTATTAAATAATAATGGCTATGATGCGAATGATAGTTATTCTGTAACTAAGAAAACATTTGCTCTGATTACCAATGATTTGAATTCAAATTCGAGTAAAATGGTTAAAGCTAAGAAATTTAATATACCGATATATACTAAACAACAATTTATGGATGCCTATAATATAAAATTATAAATGACTAAACTTATTTATAATTATATATTATATATAAGAAACAATAAAATATTATTTAATAATGGAGGAATTAGAAATGAACAAGACATTTTCACAGACAAGAGGAAACCAGATTGCAACTGCTATGATGAGATCCATCGGACTTATTGTAGGTGGTAAACTTCAGAGTGGTGCAAACAAATCATTTGAGGAAACTCAGTTAAGCCAGCAGTACATCGTAAATTGTGATACAAATGGATATTCATTCGGTGGAGATGATATTCCAGAGAGAATGCTTAAATCATTTATCGCTGCAACTTCTGTATATCTTGGAAAAGTCAAGGTATCAGATCCTAATGTGGCTACAGCATTAGTACTTACGGACGAAGCAGGTAATTTCATGTTTGCAGGTATTGTCGAGTATCATGAAAATGAGGAAAGCAAGGACGAGCCTGGAAACTGGAGTTATGTATTAACTCTTAATGAGGAAGATTTAACTAATCTTGAGAACACTAAAGAGGTTAAGAAATATCTTTATGGAGATGATGCCTTCAAAGTTATCCTTGATAAAGTAGGATATGATATTGGAGGCATTGAGTTCCAGAAGGATACATTCATGTATGCATGCTGCAAAATTCTTGTTGAGACAATTCTTCAGGTTCTTGATTCTGAAGCAGTTGCTAATGAAACTGTTGATATCGAACTTAAAGGATATGTTACATTTAGCGTTGCTGTAGAAGGCGATGAAAAGGTATATGCAGTAACTCCAGATGGAGCAATGAAGAAGTTAATCAAGGATGATGCAGCACTCGAAGTGCAAGATTAATTAAACTATTCTGATAAATAAAAGCCATATGATTAATTTCATATGGCTTTTTATTTTTGTTTGGAGGCTATATTTTAATGAAAAAAGCATTGATTAACAATAGGCTATATGACGTTGTAGATATGCAAGAATACTCAAAAAACCAAGATATATATAATGCAAGCTTTACAGCGATAGAAGGCCATGGTAAGGTATTACCGATAAAAAGTAAGAATGAATCTGGTGTTGGTATATATTACCAAAATGGCGGAGCTGTATGTTCCGTGGTGAAACCAGAGCCAGATGATCATTCATATGACAGTGATATAATTATAGATTATAGTGATTGTAAAACTGTTAGAGACGTAATTCAGAAAGATAATCTTGTAAGAGATATTGAAAATGAATTACTTGCAAATAAAGATAATATATTCAGTCTTAATATAGGGCCAGATGATACGCCTGAAATGAAGGCTGTTAAAGAAGCGATTAATCTTAAGAAAGTGGACAAGAAGCAATACGAAAGTCGTTTTGATCAATTCCAAAATGATATTAGGCTTCTTAAAGGAAAATCTATTACTCTTGGTAAAATGATAAGTATTTGTAATAATTTTGATATAAGTGCTGAAATTACTTTGAGAGATAGAGAGGGTTGTGCTAATCCTATGAATTCTGAAATTAAAATTAATTTGACTGAAGGGAGGGATTAGTATGAAGCAGGCTGAAATGATTCATCTATATAACGAAGTAAGTAGACCTAAATTCAATCAGGAATTATTTATTCGTCATGATGATGATATTGTTAAAGCAATACGTAATGTTGTTTATAGTACGCAGAGAGAATCATCATTTATCATTAGAGTTGAAGGCTTTGAAGTCATTGATAACTATGATGATATTAACCATATATTATGGGCATATGAAGATTCTATCATAAATAAAAATAAAAACTCTAATAAACCAGATGATAAGAAGAAATCAATCAAAGCATCTAGTAATAGCAAAAAGGCTGAAAACCAGTTCGATTTCATTAATCTGAAAGATTCCGATATTAAGATTATTAAGGTAACTTATTATATTGGAATTACAGAAAAGAAAAATGGATTTGTATCTGATCATGTAGTCGTGTATATTACAATCCCAAGAATTGTAGATAAATTCTATTTTCGAATTAGTGGCAATATTTATTCGGCAATGTATCAGATAGTCGACGCCAGTACTTATAATAATAGTAATGCTAAAAATGCAAAAAAGCAATCTATTACGTTTAAAACAATCTTTATGCCAATAAGAGTATATAAATATATTGGTAAATTAAGGAATGCTGATGGAGATGATATTCCATGTACTTATTTTATCGGCAATATGTTTAAGAAATCATTATTACTAATGAAGTATATATTTGCGAAAATGGGGTATTATGGAGCTTTGAATTTCCTAAAAGTACCAGGAGTTATTATATCTGAAAATACGAATAATATAGATAAAGAAAATATGCATATATTTTCGGTTAGAGATAATTTATTTGTTTCTATACCTAAGTATATTTATGAAAATTCTGTTATTGCTCAATCAGCAGTATATACGATTGTTGCTGTATTAACACATGTGAAAGATAGCGAAATGAAAGATACTTTTGGATATGATATATATCTTAAGTCTTTAGGGGCAGAATTTACCTCAAAAGATATAGATACAATTAGAAACAAGGGACTTTCAATACTTGGGTCTTTGGAATTTATATATGATATTGGGACTAAGGAAGATTTAAAACTTAGTCTTGAAGATAAAGATGATATCTATCGAGTATTAAGATGGATGATGTACGAATTTAGTGCATTACGTAAAAAAGATAATCTAGATATATCTACAAAAAAGGTTAGGTATGCTGAGTATATAGCGGCATTATATGCTGCTAAGCTAGCCTTTGGTATATACAGATTATCTGATAAGGCAGATAAAGCTGATTTGGATACTATAAGAAAAGCAATACAGATACCACCAATGTTTCTATTAAGTGCAATTACAAATGCGAAATGTCAGTTGGTTAATTATAAAGATTGTGTAAATGATCTTGATAGTTTAACGGCATTAAAGTATACGTATAAGGGAGTTTCTGGTATTGGAGAAAAATCAAGCGCAATTAGTTCAGCGTATAGAGCTATTCATCCTTCACATTTAGGAAGGGTTGATATTGATAGTTCTTCAAATTCAGATCCTGGCGTATCTGGCACATTGTGTCCTATTAGTAGTTTTCACGATTCTCATTTTATTGATTTTATGGAACCAAGTACTTGGAATTCCGATATTAATAAAATGATTGATCAGTATAAAGCTATGAATAGTAAGATAGAAGTTTGTAGAATTGTTAGAGATAACAAATTATCAACAAAACAGTATGATAGTACAATGGTGGAAGAATGTAAATCTGTTGCTAAAGATTTGCTTAGAATGCCTACGATTGTAGAAAACACATCTGAATATATTAATGGATATGATATATTTGGCGATGATAAGTTCTTCGTAACTAGAGATTAAAATTTATTATTTGGAGGTGAGTAAATTGAATAATACAGGGAGTTCGATGTATTATAGATATTTTCTATATTCTGCTGAGGAAGAAGCTTTACGACAAAAAGTTCATGGAAAAAATGTAAGCTTTGGTACTGTATCTGTTAGGGGGGTACCTAAGAGATATACATCCATCGTTAATTCCATGACAGATGCAGCATCAGATGCAATCGTACTGATTAAGGGCGATATTAGAAAAATCAAGTATACTACACCAACAAAATAATAAAGAAATAAAAAAGAGCAGGATAATCCTGCTCTTTATTTTTTTTTATATTTGGAGGTGCATTATGAAAGAATCTCAATTGGCTATAAAAAGAATTGATATGGGCGAATGCCCACACTGTAGATCAAAACAATTTTTTGTTTCGGAAATTGTTAAAACTAATTATTTATTAAACAGGGACGGGACTGTAATAGATTCTGAAGAATCAGCATATGATGCAGTTGGCATTTGTATAAAATGTGGAAAGCAATATCAGATGAAACCAGTATTTGATGGATTTGTTCCATTAACTCCATTACGTAAATATATGGAAGAAAATATTAATATTGGTAGTAATACTGATCCTTTAGAAGTTGAAGATATCAATAACCCCATGCAACTGGAGGTGTAATAAATGCACGTTAAATATGATGCTAATCCATTATTAATATTAAACAATGAGTTACAAAGAAGAATATATGATTTTGTAATTAAAGATGAATTTGAAGATGCAGAAAAAATAGATGATATTATCAAGCGTATGTTGGAATATAACAGTGTTGCTTTTGCTGATAAAATTAAAGCTAAAATATATTTCTTATATGATAATATTTATTTATATTTCGTATCTGGAGCTAAGGGTAACGATTATAATCAAGTATACGATTATGTAGATGTATATGGATCGTCATATATAATTATTTTCTTAGATTATTTTAAAGGTATCAATACTGAAAGTATATCAGAACCAGATAATACATCTATTGAAAATAAATTAAGTTATATGATGGGTAATTCTATTTATTTTGATGCTATATGTAATATAGTTACTTTTTATATTGCTATTATTAGTAAAGTAAAACCTAATCCTGGTTCAATTCAAGATAAAATTAATTCAACTGCACCAATTATGATAGCTGCTAATATTATTAACAGTATCAGAAAATTATCGGAGAATGACTGCGAAGATTCAATTATTCCATATACAAGGATTGTTGAGTTAATGCAAATTCCAATATCAAGTATTCTTACGGGACTATTTTAATTTATATAAATTCTATTACATTATATTAATATATGTAATGGAGTGATAAAATATGATAGAAGTATGTAGAAAAATAGTTCCGTATAAATGTGATAAGTGTGGTCAGGAAATGTTATTTTTTTATTCGGATAATGGAATGCTTATAGATTATAAAGCATTGTTTGAAAAAGGATATAATTTATATGATATAAAGAAATATTTGCAATACAAAAGCATAAAATATTTTAAATGTATAACTTGTAATAAATTATACATTATAGATTGGAGAGATGGTTATCCTAAACCATTATACGATACCGAATGCTTAACAGATTTTGGAGTATAAATTGCACAACTTATGAGGGTATGGCTTAAGTGCCATACCCTCTAAATAAATTGAGCTGAAGCTACTCCGTCGCCACCTTCCTAACGACCTCTTTCACTTAAGATTCGCAGCAATTTATTTATATAAATGTTGCTGCAAAATAAATAATAATTGTATATTATATAAATAATAAATATTAAGGAGGATATTAAAATGAATAAAGAAGAATGGATAAAAAGTTTCACATCTGGTATTTTCGAAAAATGTAATAAAGAAGTTATAAATTTTATAGCAGATTTTATATTTAGTGAAAATTCTGAAGCAATTCAGAATTTATTTAGTAATAAATATTGCTATTATTTTGCAGTAATTTTAAAAACTGCATTTAATCGTGGTAAAATATGTTGGCATAGAAATTATGGTCATATAGTATGGATGGATAATGATGGATTAGCATATGATATATATGGTCCATTCTATGATTATAATGAAGGGGACTTATTACCTATAGAAGATTCTTTAGGTGATTTAATTGTTGATTTTATGCATAATGGTAAAGAATATAAATGTGGATCAACAGTAATGAAAGATTGGATTGATTCCCATTATTTTAAAAGTGATGCGGAAGCAATAGCATTAATATATCAAAAAATACCAAAAGAAGAAATAAATGATAATAAATCAGTGGAAGAAAATGTAATATTATATTGGTATAAGCATGAGGATGAATTATCAGAATATTTTAGAAAAGGAGAGATAACAGTTAAATTCTCAGGTTATCCTATTATTGGTACAAAGATTGATAAGGCTGCTCAAGATATACTTAAGGAGATTAATAGCTTATCAATTGAAGATTTAAAAATGAGTAATGAACTTTATAAAGAATAAGGGGGATTATAAATCATGAAAAGAATTAAAGGAAATTATGATGAAGTAAAACAACAAATTTTAGAAGAGTATAACAATTCAGACCAGTCTATTTGTGAGTGGTTTTCTAGTGCTATATGTGAAGATTTATCAATTGATGAAAATGTAAAATTATATGCTGAATTAAGAGATCAATGTGATGGCGATATAACATGCAATATTATTGATAAAGATTCAGTTATATTATTATCGAGTGGTAATAATTGCACTTTAAGTGAAGTTATTAAATTAGTGGAGGGTATGTAATATGAAATTATACCATGTATCTGTCTTTTTACAAGGCAAGAAAGTATTATTTACACCAAGGGTACCTAAGAGTGCTGCTGAAGGGGAAAATACTACAATAAAAAGAGTATGTTTTTCTACATCAATAGAAAATTGTATTAAAGCAATAGGCCCATCTAAATTTAAAAGCGGCACTAAATTTATGGTATTTGAAGCTGATATAGATCAAAAATCTTTAATATCACCACAGGTATTATATGATCGTAATTATGTAAAAGATGCATTAGAAAATGAAGAATATTGGTATATGGATTCTATCGAATTAAATGGTAAATACTATATTATAGAAAATATAGATTATGAACCAAAATTATCATTAAAATGTGTAACTATAGATGAGATTAAATCTATATTACTGCAAGTATCTAGTGGATTTAAATTAATCACTGATTTAAATTTGGAATCTGCAGAGGCTTACTACGATTGTGCAATAAATTATTGTAATTGTAATTGCTTATATGGTTTTATCGATGATATATATGATACTATAGCAGCGCAAATTAAATATACTCAAAGTTATAAAATTAATAAATTAAAAATAAAAGAAATTTCAGAAGGAGTAGCATGGCCAATCGAAAGAATTACAAAAAGTGATTATTATAGATACGACCAAAAAGATTTGTGCAATGAACTATTTGGAGAAAATAATAAATGCACTAAAGATAAATGTGGAAATTGTGGTATTCAATATTTATATAGGTCATTAGCAGCGAGAGAGGATTATGAGAGTTTCCATGCGTTAAAATTAGTATATGGATGCAATTTACTATTAATAAATAATAATACTGAATTTGAAAATATACTAAATACTATTGGTAAATCATATGCTTATGTATATTATGAAGCTAAAGATATAATGACTACCGATGTACCTGATTTAATTGGTGGCGAAGGAAGTACAAATTTAGTAGCTATAATAGATTTTAGAAAAATCTCATATAATATTAGCAATATTAGAATTATTGCCAATAAGCTACAGGAATATAAGGTAAATAATCCTGGAGTTAAAATAATTATTATTGAAAGTAAGAAAAAGAAAATAATAAACCTAATTCAATTATACTCAAATATTATACTGGAGCAAGTAGATGATAGTGATGAATATAAAGTAATTAAATCATTTCCTATGAAATATGCAAATGAAGAACAGCATGTTAATTTAAGTGAAGTTCTTTAATGCAAAAATTAAGATAGGGGATCGCCCTATCTTTTTTATGTATAATTATATATAAACTCGTACACTATAGTAATACGTACGTTTAGGAGGTATTGATATGAAATATCAATGGATTGAACTGCAGAATTACGCAGGTATATATAATGGCATGAGACTTAATCAAATAAAAATAGATTTCACAAAATGCAAAACAAATAAAATATTAATTAGAGGAGATAATGGTTCTGGTAAATCTACGTTAATGAGTGCTATTAATGTAAATCCAGATCCAAATGATAAATTTATTCCAGAAGCTGAAGCTAGAAAAAATTTATGTATACTTGATAATGGTATTGAATATATAATTAGATACATCCACCCAGTAACAAATTCCGGTAGAGGTACGACTAAGGGATATATCTCTAAGAACGTGAATGGACAAATGGTTGAGTTAAACCCTAATGGTAATATATCATCCTGTAAGGATATATTATATCAAGAGTTTAATTTAGATTCTAATTTTATGGCATTATCACAATTATCTTCTGAAGATAGAGGATTGGTAGATAGAAAACCGGCTGAAAGAAAAAAGCTATTAAATGGTATTCTTTGTAGCCTCGATACTTATAATAATATTTATAAGACTTTGAATAAAAAGGCTAGCATATTCAGAAGCACAACTAATTCATTGGCTTATAAAATTGATTCTATTGGTGATGAAACTACATTACAATTGAATCTTAAATCTGTAGAAAATAGAATTAATTCATTGGAAGCAAAGAAGAATGAATTGATTGAATCTTCGGCTGCTATTAAAGTAGAGATAAATAAATTTCTTGAAATACTTAAAGTTAATAATTATGATATTATTGTAAGTGAATTATCTGAAGTAAAAAATACTGTAAAATCTTTAGACAAGTCTATAAAAAGTATTATGGATAAATATGGTATTTCTGATATATCTAAAGTTGATGCGTTTATAAAACATATAGAGGCTGATTGTATTCGATTAGAATCTGATATAGATAATGATAGAAAACAATTGCCACTATTATTAGCGCAAAGAGAATCTGAATGTAAGGAGCTTGAAGATAAAACTGCTAAATTAAACGCATTACAAAGCGATTATAATTATTTAGATATTAAAAATGCTAAACAAGAAGCTGAAAATGTTGTGAATGATTATAATAAAATATTTAACGAAATGGGATTAAGAAATATTGATCTCATTACAAAATCTGAATTTGATTCTGCAATAGAGTCATTGGAGTATTTACAAAAAATCGGTAATGCTTTAATTGCAAATTATGATTCGGATTTAATTAGATTATGCTTATTACACAAAAATGATATTATTGCTGATATTGCTAATCTCAAATCAAAAAAATCTGCATTGGATATTGTAAGACAAGAGCTATCTAATTTAGAAAAGAAATTATATGAATTTGAATCTATGAGAAATATAGCTAATGCATTAACCCATAGACCAAATGAGTGTAATATAGATAATTGTTATTTCATTAAGGAAGCTATAGAAGCAAACAACAAATATCCAGAAGCAGAATACAATAAATTGGTAGAAGAAATAAATTATAATAAGCAGTTTATATCTGAATCTGAAGAGAAAATTGTTTTTATTGAAGAAAGTTCCGAGGTGATTAAGCAAATAGATATTATTAATAGAGAACTAGATTCGAAAATGAGATTCATTTCTAAATTACCAATTAGACAGGATTTTAAACAAACATTTTTAGATCGCTTATTGAATAATGATCCATTTGATGATATTACTAGATTGTATAAATATATTGATTGCGGTAATATGATTGAAGAATATAAAGTTGCTAAAAATAATCTACATAATTTTGAAGTAGAGTTTAAAATTTATGAGTCTAAAAATGAAATGATTGAATCTATTATATCATCTATAGATATATTAAATTCTAAAACTAATACGTTAGCGAATGATATTAATAATATGAATGATAAAATTAAAAAATCGGAAATGGAATTATCCAATATGAAAAATATTAAGGATAAAATGGATTCATTGTACCATAAAATTAATGATGATTATATTCCTTCTAAATCCAGAGAGGAAGAACTTATTAATATTAAAAATTCATTGGAAAATAATAATATTGAAATAAATAAATTACAGACAGAATTAGCTAATATTAATAATATGCTTGGTTCTATAAATAATGATATTAAACGAGAAACTGAAACTAGAGATGATTTAAAACATCAATCTCAGCTTTTAGTTGAATATAAGCACGAGTATGATATTTATATGAAGAAATATACGAAAATAGAAAAAATTAAGTATTATGCATCTCCAAATACTGGAATACAAACAGTATTTATGGAACTTTATATGAATAAAATAATTGCAATTGCTAATGATTTATTATCATTATTATTTGAAGGGGAATTCACATTACAACCATTTATTATTAATGAAGGTGAGTTTAGAATTCCGTGTATGGGATCGGGACTAATGCATGATGATATATCTTCAATGTCTACAGCTCAAAGATGCATGATTTCGATGATACTATCATTTTCGTTACTATACCAATCATCAACAAAATATAATGTAATTAAACTTGATGAATTGGATGGATTCCTAGATACAAATAATAGAGGGTATTTCTTAACACTATTAGATAAATTAATGAATCTTCTAAGATGCGAGCAATGCTTTATTATTTCTCATAATAATGAGCTTGCTGCATATAATTGCGATATTATTCTTCTTAAGAGTAATGATGTAGTTATAGATGGAGGAAATATCATATGGAAATATTAGGAGGCTAGATGATTATGTTTACAAATGAGCAAATTAAAAAATTAAAGGGAGATATATATAAGCTTGATAAAGAAATTTGTGAATTAAGGGAGGCTAGAAGCAAGGAAAAATGTTATAATCATATTGAGCAATGTTTTGTAATAAATCAAAAAATTGACATTCTTAGAGATAAGAAAAGGGAAATCTATGATGAACTTCGACATGATTATAATGAAAAAGTTGGAAGTACATTTGCTATATCTGATGAAACGGTTAAAGTAAAAAGGAGGAAATAAATAAATGATAAAATTAATTGTACTTTTAAGCATGATGTTTCTTCATATTGTTGATGATTTTAAATTTCAGGGAATATTAAGTGATATGAAGCAGAAATCGTGGTGGAAAAAGAATTACCCTGATAAACGTTATAAGTATGATTATGTTATTTCATTAATAATCCATGCTTTTTCATGGGATTTTATGATTCATATTCCTATTATTATATATTTATTTTATTATAATATATATGATAGTGATTTTATCATGTTCATTTGTATTTTTGCATGCAACTGGGTAATTCATGCTATAGTTGATACTATGAAGGCTAATCTCAAGATGCTAAACTTAATACAAGATCAAATAATTCATTTATATCAAATTATTTTTACGTTTTTAATATTTATGTATTGCTAAATAAATTAACGGATAGGGTAATCCCCTATCCGTTTTATTTTTTTTTTAATAATCTAAAATACTTTTATCTTGACCATTTACAACTACCAATGGATAAACTACATTTCTATTGGTATCTTTGGCGAATCCACCATTTACATTAATATCTAATTCCCAAATATATGAATCATCTGGTTTCTCTACATTCGGAACTGGCTGCCTTGTAGCTTTATCTACAACTTCAAACCATCTATTACCAGATGTTTGATCATAGAATACTACTGTCTCGACTGCGCCTCTAGCTTCAAGAAGCATTCTATTCTCTGCAGGGTTTAATCCTTGCTCCCATGCACCTTGATCATTACCAATTGCAACTCTATTCATATCTGGAGCTCCGCCCATCAGCGTCATATCTGCTAATCCAGGCCCCAATACATTCTGACTTCCATATGTACCAACTGGTGTATTAATAAATGCATCATAAAGATTAGCGATTCTAGCTGTATCATCTTCTTGACTAGCATCGATCTTTAACTCTTTCATTCTTCGTAAATCCATATTATTAGCATCATTAATAGTTTTATTCTTTTCCTTAATGGCTCCAATTTTAGTACTAATAATATTAGTGATACTTTCTGTCATATCAGTTATATAATTATATTTATTTTTTAGAGTTTTTGATGATTTAACAGCAACCAATTCGTTCATCATCTCAGAGCCAAGCATATTTAACTCATTAATAGCTGAATCCAATTGACTATTAGTATCTTGATATGCTGTCATGTAAGATATGTCTGATTGTAAAAAATTTGGCGATTCTGGAACATTTGCTGGTGCTATACTTGTAGAACTAGCTTTAGCTACTTCATTTTTCTTTTTTCTTTTAGGTTTTTCTTCCACCACAACATCAACTACTTTTTCAATTGTATGCTCTTTATAATCTTTAGATCCCTTAACAAAATTATCAGGATTAAATCCTAATGAAGACATAATAATTACCTCCTTAATATATTATAAATTATTTGAATGTTTTAGGGCTAAAAATGGATATGATTATATATTATATTTATAATAAATTGAATAAATAATTCCCTTGAGACATAAATATAATAAGGAGGTTTTAAGGATGATTAGAGGATATGATGAGGGAGCTAATATTACATTATTAAATGTAATATATCATAAGCCAAAAAAAGATATAGAGACAGGAAAATACGATACTGGATCTTTGGATATTATTTTTAAAGATATGGATACTATGGAAAAGAAATTACAGCATATAGAAGATCCAGATTATACTTATTATATTGCTAAGGATGCATATGCTCCAGTGTATAATAAGTTATTTATAGAAAAAGATAAAGTAGAAGCAGTAACGTGCAAATATCGTGAAATTAAAAAGGATATTGCAGAAAGAACTGGTAATACTGAATGGTTCTATGACAATATTAGGAATGGAAATGCGAGAGAAAATGATAAATTATTTACTATTCCAAAGATATTTCAGGCCGATGTAAATATTGAAGATTATTATAGATATTTATTCAATAAAATGTATAAGAATATACCATTTAATCCAGATAAATTATATTTCGATATCGAGGTTGATGGTATTAATCAGGCAGGTGATTTTCCAGAGATGGGCGAATGTCCTGTAAATGCATGTACATTAGTTCATGATGGAAGTAAAACCGTTTATGTATTACTATTAAATAATCCTGATAATCCATTAATAGAACAATTCAGAAATGAACCTGAATTAACGAAACAATTAAAGGCATTTGTTCAAGATAAAGTCGGTGGATGGAAACAAGAAAAAAGATTTGGTTTGGATGAATTTCAATATAAGATATTCTTTTATGATGAAGAGATTCAATTAATCCATGATATATTTAACATAATTAATACATTAAAACCAGACTTTGCAATGGCATGGAATATCGCATTCGATTTACCATACTTAATTGAACGTATTAAAGTCTTAGGATATTCACCGGAGGAAATAATTTGCCATAAAGATTTTCCAGTTAAAGAAGCATGGTATTATATTGATAAACGTGCAGATAAATTTGAAGAACGCGGTGATTATGCTCAGATTTCAGCATATACTGTTTATATTGATCAATTAATTACATTTGCTTCAAGACGTAAAGGTCAAAGACAGATAGCAAGTTTTAAACTTGATTTTATTGGCGATATTATTGCTGGGGTTAGAAAACTTGTTTATTCACATATAACAACTAATATTGCTAAATTACCATATTTGAACTATTATATATTTGTGTTCTATAACGTAATGGATACAATTGTTCAGAAATGTATTGAGCATAAAGTTGGAGATATTGACTTCGTATATAATAAATGCATTATGAATAATACAAGATTTGCTAAAGCCCATAGGCAGACGACATATTTAGCAAATAGATGTATGAAGGAATTTGATATGATGGGATTAGTAACAGGATGTAATGCTAATAAATCCAATGAGAAAACTGGATTCCCTGGTGCATATGTTGCAGATCCTAAATTGGTATCTGATAAACCTAAGAAAAAGATTAATGGAAGACCTATTATGGTATGTAATAATCTAAATGATTTCGATTAACTTTTAGTCGCTTCATACTGGAAACGGTGTGATGAAAAATCTTTTGAATTGCTGGGAAATGCTAAAGCTCTCTAGCCTATAATTAGGAGAAGAAATTCAGAAATAAGTAGAGAGATGGGCTATGCTGAAATAAAAGCTCTATTAATAAATAGGGTGCTAAGGCCTTATATAATGTATAATCAGCAGCTAATATAAAAACCATATTAGTTCAACGACTATCCCCGGAAGGGCTGTGAAATTCAGCTATAGGAGTACGGCTCAAGTGAGTAGGTGAGAACCCTTTAAATGGAAGTGGAAGAATACTTGAATAAAGTATAATGATATAGTCTCGTCTTCTAGGTAACACCTAGAGAAGTTCATAAGAGAACTGCATAGATTAACGACCTATGTGAAGAAACGTATAAAGCATTGTATCCATCTATAATTGATGAGAATAATATGTCTACAGATACAATGGATGGAAAGATATTATTACCAGATAAGATTGACCCTAACGAAAATAGATTTAATAATAACTATTTTGATAGAGGAGTTTGGCTTGTTGAAGATTATATTAGTGGTAACAGGTTAGATTTCTGCCATAGATATCTTAACTTAGGAACTTATGAAGATGTATATGATGATATTATTGAATTCTTTAATACTAGAAGAAATCCATTAAGTGGTGCATTAAAACATGTTGATTGCATTAGTGGAAATAAAATAGTATGTAGAAATATATTAAATGATCAGAAGCGTATAGTTATATCTAGAGTCGATAACAATAAACCGTATAAGAGAAAATCCATTATTATACAAGAAAGGATGCCTGATAATAATGATAATAAAAACAGTTGATTTAATCACTATCAATGAAGCTTCTAAAGCTTTAAAACAAAAAGATTTTATATACTGTGATGGCTGTATATATGGAATTGATAATATCAATGGTTATATGACATACACATATATACTAGATAAATTACATGATAAATATAATAATTTTAACGGGTTTATATTTAATGCAAGAGAATTATCGGCATTTGTGAAATCTATTGGTACTGAAGAAGATTTTGATATTATCTTTAATATAGAAAATATTGCTAAAATATTAAGCCTAAATGGCGAATTATATATTAAGAATAATCGATTCTTATTATCAATGGTAAGATCTAAAAGAATTAAATTTGGTCCTATGACAAAATTAGCAACTGAAAAATTAGAGATTACTAATAATATTAGAGGATTATATGATTTAAAGAAAACAGATGGGTGCTATTATTACAAACCAATTATTAATAATACTCGTTATTTTATTACTTTATTTTATGGATTATTACCATTAAACAAAGCAGATAGAGTATTTTTATCAATATATGATCCTGATTATTTAAGTAATAATTTTATTGCATTCTTTACGGTTGCTAAAAAGAAATTTGAAGTAAATACAATATTATGCTATCTTAAGGTACTGGGTTAATCCCCAGTACCTTTTATTTTTTATAAATAAAGGAATTTATAATTATATATTATATTTGTGAATAGATTATAAGGAGGAATTTATTTATTAAGATTAGTCCATAATAAAGATTATATGGTAAAAACAAAGGAGGAAATAAGTATGATTTTTAATAATGAATTACCATTAACTGAGCAGGAAAAATTTAATATTGTAAGAAGAGATTCTAATATAGCCAATGGGTTCATATTTAAATCCGTGTATGATTCAAATAATATAATATTAAGTAACTTTACGTATGATGATAACGGGCTTTTAATGGAGCAAAATATAGATCAGGATAATTTAGGAATTCCTAGAAGTGATAATAAAAGAAATTCTAGATATATTATGATTACTGGTGGCGATGAAGCTCAACATCCTGGTAGAATGAAAGTATCATCATACGGCAGCAAAATTAAAAGAAATAATAAAAATCAGTATATTTCTATATATCGATCAAATAAGGATACGATTTCTTATGTTGGTGATTTACATGATATAAATATGTCGCATAGTGAATTATTAGAGTATGAAGATTTATTTCAAAGAAATGAAGCGCTAATTCAATATGTAAGATTTTCTAATGGGAAATATAATGACTATATTGACAATGCATTTGTTAATGATGAAAATTTAAGAAAATGCGGCTACAATGTTATCAGAGATAGAAATACGGGAAATGCCATGATTTATAAAGATGATATTTTAGTGCGTAAAGAAAATATTAAAGGGGAAATTATATGTTAATGAAATATATTGAAGGGTATGTATATAATGATTCAAAGGTATATTCTTATTCAGATAATTTTGTTAAATTTGATAAGCATAAAAGTTCATTAAATTTACCAAATGAATATATTTTAAATGATATTGATATGAATATATCGTATACTTATAATGTATTCAGAAATTTAATTAATTGTAGGTTATATTCATCAATGAGTAATGTTGAAAGGGCTGTTCGTACAGGAGCTTTATTTGCTTCATTAAATATTACTTATTGCACTGATATTTCTAAATCTGATAATGCACAATTTTCATATCGTGATAAAGTAAAAACATTGGATGATTTAGATAGATATTGCTCTGGTGTTAGATATGAATATAATCTTCAAACTAAAGAAATCAAAAGGTATGAAATTTATGGAGATATTATATTAGGCGATGATATAGAAAGACCAATATCATATTACGCTAAATAAAATAAGCAGGGTACTTTACCCTGCTTATTTTTTTGTATAGATTTGACCGCTAAACATCACATTAATAATTGAAGGGAGGAAATATCATGGTGAAAAATAAAGATGATAATACTAAATCTAATATTAGATTTAATGCATTAAAAAAGATAGCCGGGTTAATACAATCAAATACAGATGATATATATAAATCAACATATTATACAGATCCAGAAAATAAAAGACAGCTTGATAATCTTAAAAATAATATAGATACATCAATAAAAAATATATTAAATAATAATATAAATTCAACTGGTGAACCTAATATGTCTCGATTCTATGAGCGTTTATTTTTTAATACTCAGAATGATAAAGACACTGTAGCCGAATTTGAAAAGATTTTTGGTGATAATGATTTTATCAATAATTTATCTAGTTCATATATGGATAATAGATGGATTAAAGCTATTGATGATGAATTAGATGAAACACTCAGATATATGCCAAAATTGGAAGAGGCATTACAGACATTACGAGATAATGTGTTATCTGCAGATAGCTTTAATAAAGACTTTTTAACTTTAAAGCCTGCAATTGATGGTGATGGAAACCAAGATCAGTTCGATCACAATATTCAAGACCTTAAAAAGAATTATGATTTATTAAAGCTTATTAATGATATTTATTATGATACTTCAAAATATGGTGAGACATTTATTTATTGTGTGCCATATGAAAAAGCAATTCAAAATCTTATGGATCATAAAAATGATAATCGTGGAATTGCTATTAGAAGTAATTATAATGAATCCACTGTTATTTTAGAAGATACTATTAATGATACTTCTGAAAAAATAGATATGTCGCGATTTAATCTTGATAAAATGAGTGAAGATATTAACGACATTAATCTTAATTTTGAAATTGATAATGGCGGAATATTACGTTCTGTAATTGAATCCGAAAAAGATGCAAGAGATAAGAGAAAAATGGTTAATGAGCAATCTCTATGCGAGCAATATTTAATGGAACTTGGTATGACTGATATTAGAAATGATGGTAAAGCATACGCATTTGATAATGTAGAAAGATATCAAGTTGGTGGCAAATTACCAGAGCATCATAACTTCGATAAGACTCTTAACGATGATATGGAGCTTCCTAACATTGATAGTTCGGCATCTGACGGATTGGTAAATACTGATAAAGCAAAAAATGTCAAACTTAAGAGTATGAATGGTTGTATTGTTAAAAAATTACGTAGAGAGTGTGTTACACCTATAATGATCAATGATATTTGTTTAGGATATTATTATTTTGAATTTGATAATAATATGGCATTCTTTGATGAATCACAACCATCTACTGGAATGGTAAATACTATTACTGGTTTAAGATCTAATGGTAGAGCGGAAGCATATGATGTATTACAACGTAGAGATGATGCTATTAGATATGTGGCGTCCATGCTTGCTACAAAGATTGATACTAAATTCATAAATGATAATCAGGATTTAAAAAGGGAAATATATTATATTCTTAAATATAATGATGAATTTAGCAATAATGAAGCTAATATGCAGAATATTAGAGTATCATATATTCCACCTGAAGATATTAATCATATTTATTTTGAACTTGATGAGAATACTAGCAGGGGAATATCTGATTTAAATCTCGCATTGATACCTGCAAAATTATGGGTGGCTATTTATATCACTAACTGTTTAGCAATTATGACCAGGGGTAATGATAAAAGAGTATATTATGTAAGACAATCTGTAGAATCAAATATATCTAAAACATTATTAAAGACTGTTAATGAAATTAAAAAATCTAATTTCGGTATAAGACAGATTCAAAATATTAATAACGTATTAAATATAACAGGACGTTTTAATGATTATATTATTCCTAGAGGAGCAGATGGAAATTCCCCAATTGAATTTGAAGTAATGCAGGGGCAGCAAATTGAAATTAAAACTGAATTACTTAATTTATTGGAAGAAGCAGCTATCAATTCAACAGGAGTGCCATTGGAATTAATTCAAAGTAGACAATCTCCTGATTATGCTATGCAGCTTACAATGAGTAATACTAAGTTTTTAAGATTTGTATACGGGCGTCAATCGTTATTTCAGCAAATGATTCAACCATTATTAACAAAAATTTATGATATTGAATATGGTACAACTGATTCTATTGATGTAACGTTACCGCCACCATTATTCATAAATGTAACAAATACAAATCAGCTTATAGTAAATACAAGTGATTTCTGTAATTCAATTGTAGAAATTTTTATGGGTGATTCACAAGATGATGTAATTAAGGCTAAAGTTGGAAAGAAGCTTAAAGCATATTATTTAGGTTCATATGTAAATATGGGAATTATTAATAATGCAATAGAAGAAGCAAAACAAGAAAAGGCTAAAGAAGATGCAGAAGCAGCTACAAAAGATAATGGTGAGTCATATTAAACAAATAAAAGACACATACCCAAACGGGTATGTGTCTATGTTTTATTTACCTACCGTAACATCGTTTGTGTTATTGTAGAAACTATCAGCCGTATAATTTGCGTTAGGGTTTGTTGCACCAACTGTCTCATAATCATTACTAGCACCATAGTTCTTAAGGGTTTTACCAATAAGATCGATTCCAGTGTAATTATAATCATCAGAGTTAACCCAAATACGTCTAGCTCCAGCACTCTCACTTAATAAGAAGGTAAGCATATCTTGAGCAGCCTTATCAATCTTTGTACCAATAATAGGATAACCTGAGAATTTAACTGTTATTTCTTTCTTAGAAATATCCCCTTTGTTATAGTTATACATTGAAGTATCAGCAGAATTTAACTGAGCTCCAATAATAAGTGTTGCATACTCTACCTTTCTCATAGTATTATCTGCAGCGATAAAGAGGAAAGTAAATACTTCATTCTCAAAGCCAGGCTCAAGAATGTTATTATGGATAAGACCATGGTATGTCTTAACCTGTGTACGTGGATCTTTGATACCTGTAAGATATAATCTTGCAAATTTGGTTAATGGGGAACCAGATTTCTCATCATATGTAAGAGAGAACTCTGAAGCACTCTGCATATTAACCTTATTAATAACATTAATGCTATTAAGATCATCGCCAAGCTGAATAGTATCGGCAGATAAATCTTCCAAACCATCAAATGATTTAAACTCATACTCGACAATGTGAGCCCAGTTCTTAATCAACTTATTGTAATCTGTATTATACTTAGCTAATACATCAATAAATCTTGGCATCTGACAGATAATAAATGCAGCATAGCCTGTTTCGTACGGGTTAAACTGAACAAGTGAACCGAAATCCGGTACGCCTCTCATAAGTCTATATGCTGTTACATCTTTAAAATCCTTAGTATTAACAAACATATTTCCTATAACATCAGAATCAGTTGCAGCCTTAAATGTATTCTCTGAATTGCTAGTACTAATAGATGTATTAGTTCCTGCATTATTTATATAAGTTGTATTATAAACAGCCATTATGAATCAATCCTCCTTTCTAATCTATAGCAATTACTTTAAAGAATTCCTCATTAACAAAATGACGGAATTTAACTTTAATTACTGCATAGAAAATATTATTTGACTCATATTTCTCATCAGCCATATAAGTCATTGAAATAGATTCAAAATTATTTTTATATTCTTTAATAATAGCATTAGTATCAGTCAAGTAATCTTCAAGATCATCACCATCAAGGAATGTATATCTTGATTTAGGACATCTTGTTCTGATAATCTTAATGATTTCCTGAATACCCATTACATTATGAAGGAATGATAATTGTGTATATGAATCATCATTAGTCCACATAGCTTCCATAACTGGAAGTCCATCGTAATATGAAATGTAGTTAATGCTTGCATCTGCAAGTTTTTGCTTCTGATCCATTCCAGGAATTACAACTGGAAGGAAGTTAACAGTATCTTCAATAATTTCTGGGAATGTAATACTATTTGCAATACCAGCAAATGGTCTACCAACGCCAGTACTAATATGACTCACAAGCTTAGGCGCAAGTAAGTACGGTATTGTTACTGTAATCTCTTTCTTAGTGAAGTCATCAATGATATTAAATGAATTATGATAAATTGCTACATATTTAGACTTAGTGATTTGATCAGCAGTTTCAATAATGGAGTCGAGATCACTTAATCCAATACCAAGATCTGCTAAAAATACCATATCTCCACGGAAATCTACCATGTCGATAATTGCATTTTTAACTGCTATTGGATAAGCACAGTCAAAAATAGCATCAATCTTATATCTATCTGGATCATAGATAATAGGATCGAAGTTATTATTTGTAGTATCTTTACCATAAGTACCAAGCAGCATCTTTGTATACTCTTCAGTATTTTGAATTGGTGCATCACCCATGGCGCCGTTCGAACCATTCACAAGCTTAATACCTTCAGCAGCATTAAGAGTAAAAGCTTCAACATCGGAAGGTTTAAAACCTTTCCATAAATTATCAGTATCTGCCGAAATTCCATCTGCAATATTCTTTGTAATGATTCCGTTAATAGGATTTTCTCTCTTATCGTATCCATTAATATAATCATAGTTGATTAATTCAGTATATGGTATTGGATCATTAACAGTTGTCCAGGTCTTATGACCTTCATCATCTATAACAATCTTTTCAGTAGGAATTGTTGCCGTTTCAGCAAGAAGCTTAGTGAGCTTAAGAACACCATCCTCGAATAATTTAACCTGAACCTGTGCAGAAGTATTATTAACCTTATTCTGAATTGACTGCAGCGTAGAATCAATAATAGCATCCGGGTTGAATGTACAAGTTATAGATTCAAGAACGTCGTTGTTCTCACTAACTTCGAAAGAGTACTTCATATATGCAGAAGATTTACTTGCAAAATACTCAGGGATTAATCTGATTGTAATTGCACTTGATCCTCTACCAAGTGTAGTAACTGTAAATAACGGAATATCATAAATATATGCATCCGTCTTCTCAGTCGGTACGTCTGGTTTTGCTACATCTTCAACCTTTACGATAGCAATTGGTGAGAATGATGATACCTGAATAGTAACAGTTCCATCACCAATTTCTGTAGGTACAATCTGCTCCCAAGTACCATCAGTAATTTTGTGCATTGCAATTACTGTATCTTTTGCAGTAATGCCTGTAATACCAAGTTTAACTTCATACTTACCGTCTTTAGGTGTAGCCGGAGTTCCAGTAGTATCAAGGCTAATATCTGATAAAGCTACAATTGTAGCTTTCTTTTCAGCAGTAATAATTTTAGTAAGTTCAGTATTAACTGAAGCCACTTCGTCATCAGAAGAAGCCTTACTTGTATATCCTTCAGAGATAGAAGTTACTACAAGATATAACTCTGATGCTGTTGGCGCCTTAGGAGTATCAGATGTAGGCTCAGGAACAACTGGAGATGTTTCACTACCTGTAGAACTTGACCCACCTTGTGATGGTGTATCACCCTTATCAGAACCACCTTCGCTACCTGAAGGTTGCTGTGTTGATGGATTTGATTCTGTTCCTGATGGATCTTTGCCAGAAGACTCTGAACCACCGCTCTCAGTAGTACTACTAGCACTTTGATCTGGAATAGTTGTTCCTGGATCTCCATCGGAAACAGCAACACCATCATTAAGTGCATGCCCTTCAACGTCAGTATCGCCTTCATCTGTTTTGATATCAGGAATTAAATTTCCATTTTCATCAACTACAGCATGTGTAGGCAATGCATCTGCATCAAATTTTGCATATCCTGCTGTATATGCATCCTTAAACTTCTTAATATTTTCTGCTGAAGTTCCATAAAGATAAACATAACTTACTTTATTAACTACAACGACTCTTGCTTTAATGGTAATATTAGCTAAAGTAGCATCATCAGATACCATTCTTTTTGCAAGTACATATGAACCATTTCTAAGCAAATTAGCAATGGTGAATTGTGGCTGACCATGCTTTGTAAAATTGAGTCCGCCGTGACGAGTAGTAAAATCTGTTAATCCATTACCGCCATTAGGAGATAAAAGTTCCCAAGATTCGGTACCCTTTGGGGACGTATAAGAACCCATCATTAATGCAACAGTACCGCTTACAGTATTAGTAGAAACTTGTTGCACAGAAGTGTTATTTACTAACTCAAATCTAGTTCTAGAATAACTCTTCATTATTGTTTTCCTCCTTTTATTAGTTTTTTATTTTATTTATAAATAAAATAAAGCTTGCTTAGCTTTACTCATATGTTTATAAATAAGGGCACCTGAGTAATTAATTCATAACTACTCTTTCAAGTGGAGAATTGGTATGTTTATCTTTTAATTCGATTGCGTTTGCAATTGCTTCATCCGCATTTTCTGAAGTTACAGAGGTATAAGGAGATACATATTTAGGAATTTGCGTAATAGGTATCATCTTATAAGCAGTCATATCTGTTTCTTTAGAAAGTCTAAATGGCTTACTTAAATCTTTAGGATCTCTACATAATTCGGAAACAATTGCTCCCATTAATTGATTGGTTACATTATATTTAACTCCATTAATATCTGCATTTTTTGCTATTAATTCATGTAATTTATCATATGGTATATTTTCTGGTAGATTTGCTCTAAATAATAAATTAATAAATTTTTCTGAATTAATTACAGATTGCGGTAGTTTTGTAGAACAGACTAATTCAGAACCATCTTTAAAATGTAATAATCTATATGGTATTTCTGTATGTGTACCTTTTAATAATAAGCCGCTTTCTTTTGTCATTGACGTAGGTTTGCATTTAATCATAGTAGGATATTCAAATAATTTAATGCCTTTTGATTTCCCTGATTTATCAAATACATCATAATTAAAAACTCCCATTGTTTCTACATATTCACCGATAGTAATAGCATTGCCAGTATCAAAATATTTTTCTGGAATATAATATATAAGTTCTCCATCACCCTTAAAGTATAAAGTATCATCAACTTTTTTCATGTAAGCTGGTAACATAGTCATCACTCCATTCATATATAATAATTACTATAAAGTTCAAATAAATAGACACTACGCAATTAAGCGTAGTGCCATTATTTTTTATATTAATTATTTGAAGTCTCTGAACTATTATCTTTATTTTCTGGTGTTTCTGTATTTGTAATATCGGATTTAGAATCATCCTTAGATTCGGCGTCATCAGGATTTTTATTTTCATCTTTATTAGTACCACTATCAGAGCCACTAGATTCAGATGATGAACTATCTTTATTAGTGTCTTTATCTTCACTTCCAGATTCAGATGGTGGATCTGTTTTACTATCATCTTTAGAATCTGATCCACTATTTCCTTTATCTTCACTGGATGATGGCTTATCAGAAACATCACCTTTGTCAGTGCCCGGATCTTTACTATCGCCAGATGGTGGATTATCAGGATTATCTCCTTTATCGCCTGGATCTTTATCACCACCCGACGGTGTATCTCCAGAACCATCATCCTTATCAGTGTCTGGGTCCTTGCCATCACCCGATGGTGGATTGTCGGGATTATCGCCCTTATTAGTATCATCTGGATCTTTATTATCGTCTTTTTTAACCTCTACAATATCACGTAATGATCTAATAAATATCTTTACAATATTAGAATACCCAACTGTAGAGCCATCAACGATAATGTATGATTGATCAGTTACAGTATTATATTCGCCTATATATCTTACGCATTCTGTTGGAATATTGTAATCTATATATCTAAGAACTCCTGTAATCTGTCTTACTCCATCTTCTGTAATATAAGTAATTATATATTCCTTACCATTTTCTAATATAATTGTTTTATCATATTCTTCACTTACTCCATATAATGTAATTTTTAATGTAATAAGCAATTGACTTTCTACATTAATTATATTAGATACTGGCATTCTATCAGGAATTTTACAATTACACCCTTGAGCAGATGGTATGTAAGGCGGATGCTCATAATACTTATCATCATGATCAGGTCTTTTAATAGGTGGTAATTTTTCAGGTTCACCATGGTAGTGACATGGGCAAATTGGCGGTTTTGGTCCATAAGGCACAAATGGTGGTCTTTTTGGCTCACCGTAATTATGAGGATCACGGTGAGGAGCCATAGCTAAATTGTTATGATTTTGGCATCCATCGGCTATATAGTAATTTGGATCATAGTCATACATAATTAAACCTCCTTAAAGATTTATAATTTTATTAATGACTACAGAAATATTTCCAAATACTTTTTTAGCTAAATCACTTTCAAAAACTGCTTTATCCAAAACTCTAAATGCAAAAATATTTTCTATTGATCGATGAATATATGCAAGATCTTCAATCTTATTTACGTCAAGATTATATGATGATTTACAAATAGCAATAATAAATTCTTTGATTTGGAGTTCTGTATATCCAGGTAATGCCTTTTTGATGATAGGATATGCCCCCCTAATATCTGGAAGTTTTATCTCTGTAGTATTTACTTTTTTGTTGAAGTAAAAACACTCATTATCAAATGAGTTTTGAGTTATTTTTTTAAGTTTCTTTGCAGAGATGTGATCTAACCATTCTGATTCCTTTGCGTATACTTCTGCATCTTCAAAGGCTTGCTTAATCTTACTTAAAGCTTCAGCTTTTTCTGGATCTTCTGTTTTAATCTTATCAATATCCTTATATACACTTTCAATATAGCCATTCATTAATGATTTATATTCTTCAGTAGAACTAATAAGGAGATTATTCATCTCTTCATTAAATTCATCTATTGAAGCACTAAATTTAGCATCACCAATAAAGCTATCAATAAGAATCTTTGCAGCATTATCTTTAGATACTTTTGCAGATTCTGTTTTACCTACAACAATTAAACCATCTGCAAGGTTTTTAACTGTAGGTGGCAATTTATTATATAATCCTTGAGCAATACCATCGTTTTTATATTGCATAATTATTTTAAATAATGCAACTGAATCATCATCAGATATGCCATATTCTTTAAATAAATCCCTGTAGTTATTTTCACTTTCATTAATAGTAGTATCTACATCCGGTAATGATTTGAGTTCTTTAATATACTCATCGCTTAATCCAGCTTCTCTTAATGTTTCCTCATCAACTTGTGGAGTTCCAATTCCTTTGGATTCGATTGGAGTTATATTATTATAGCTTGTATTTTCGGTTTCTTCATGAGCTTTTTCTAATGCTTCTTTGTTTGTATTTTCTCCTTTAGAATCTAAAGACTCATAAATTTTAGATACTTCATCGTTTGTTAATGTATTTTTTACTTCTTCATTTTTCATTTTTTTAATCTCCTTATTCCTTTGAATTATTGATAATATTTTCGATACTATCGCTATTAATATTACCTACCATACGTTGTAATTGCAATCTAATATTGGTAATAACTATAGGTAAATCTTCAGGCTTATTAATAATACTACAATAATATGTATTAAAGAAATTACCCCTATCCGCAAATGCATTGTCTAAGAAAGATATTACTTCCATATTTACATACGTTGATTGAAATATATTGATTAGTCTTATATCTAAGGTACTAATATATTTGATAGCTTTTTCAATATTAGCACTTATTAAAACAAATTTCTGATCAGCATATACTTTCTTTCCATACATAAGGGAACTATCTTTATTTTTCTTAACAGCATCTAAGTTTAATGCACCATATAAAGAATCTTTATTATTAATAATAAAAGACACAAAGAAATTTACCATGATACTATTTCTATTACATACTAAGAAATCATATGCATAAAAAGCTGCTGTATAAAGATCAATGGTATCATCTATAGTATTAAATTGTAAATTAAATTTATCGCATAATATCTGAATAATTTCTGTATATACTCTAATGCGTACTGCATTGATATTAGATTCATCACCAGGGAATTGATCTTTCATTAATTTAAAATTTTCTTCAAAAGAAGCAATAATATTTGGTTGTATTAATGAAGATGCAAAATTAATTTCTTGAAGTTTATCTTCGATAGTACTTATGATGTAATCTGAATCAAAATGAGCTAATATTTCTGTAATATTGTATTCATTACTGATTATGTATGGTTGCATGTTATTATCCGGCATTTTCAATATAACCCTCCTTATAAATAATTGTAAATTTTAATTACTTGTTTTACATATTGTAAAAAAGGACAAGTTATTTAAAAAAATAATTATATATTATATATTTGATATTAAATTAAAGGAGGATAAAAATATGACAGAAAATTCATTAATTTCAAATCTTATGGGTAATAATGTTAATTGGAGAGAGGTTATGGAAAGTAAAAAAATTAAAATACATGAAGATGGTAATTACGTTTTATTAATATATGGTATTGGTGCTAATTTTAATGATCCTATAGTTAAAGAAGCTAGAGGTATAATATTAGATAAAGAAACTCTTAATGTTGTCTGTTGGCCATTTACTAAATTTGGGAAATATGATGATAATTATGCAGACGATATTGATTGGAATACTGCTAGAGTACAAGAAAAAATTGATGGTAGTATAATAAAATTATGGTATGATTCTCGTGCAAACGTATGGAGATTTTCATCTAATACTCAGATATATCTTGAAAATGCAAAATGCTCAGATACTATTACATCATTATATGATGAGTTAAAACGAGCTACTAATTATAAGGATTTAGAGGAATTAATAAATAATGATAAGTTAAATAAAACTTATACTTATATCTTTGAATTAGTAGGCCCAGATAATAGGATGGTTATAAATTACCATGAAAGTAAAATATACCATACCGGTACAAGAAATAATATATCTGGCCAGGAGTATGATATAGATATTGGTATTACTAAGCCTAAAACGTACCTTTTATTTTCACTTGATGAATGCATAGACTATATAGATCTTTTAAATCGTTATAGTGATAATAGTATTGGTATTTGTAGTTATGAAGGATTTGTTGTAGTAGATGCAAATTTTCATAGGGTTAAAATAAAAGCACCAGTATATTCAATGCTTCATAATATAGTTACTGGAAGTGAAAAATCTAAAAGAATTTTATTAGAATTAATAGATTCTAATAGGTTGGATGTAGAAAGCATGTGTCTTAATTATAAGGATATAGCACCATTTATAAAATATTATGACTTTAAATATACTGAAGTTATGTGTAAGTTAAATAGATTTGTTAATATATGTAGAAAAGTATATACTATGTGTGGAAAGGATAAGAAACTATTAGCAACTAAAATTAAAGATCATCCATTTGCGTCTATAGCATTTAGATCATTAGATAATGATTTATCAGTTAATCAATTATTAAATACTTGTAAATTTGGTAAGATTGGATGGCTGCTTAATCATATAGAAAACTATGATCCTGAAAATTATAGTTATATATTTGATATATTAAATCAAGAATAAATAAAATGGGTGGAATTTAATCCACCCATTATTTTTTTAGAAATTAAAATGTTCATAATAATTATATTCTGTATCATTTAGTAGATTAGCGTCCTGCTCTGGAACGCATGTTACATTTCTATTCATTAATTCATTATATTGATTATAAAGCTCTTCCGTATTAGGCTCATAAAATCCTAAAAATACTTTATCCGGAATATTAACATGGCTACCATTATTAACCATATGGTCAATTGGTACATCATCTGGAATACCATATTTTTGTCTATAAGCTTTTTCTCCTAAAGGAGTTCTTATAAGATTATCCATATATTCTTTTTCTTTAGCATCTCTTTGCTTTAAGAACTCATTTAATGGAGTCCCACCGGCAGCGATTGCATAATTAATATCTTGCTCTATTTGATCATATAATGGATCTTCTTTATTGAAGCTATCTACTATTTCTACAGTATCATCATTGTAATAATCAATTTGTTCATCTACTTCATCATCTGTTTTGATTGAAGTTTTCTTAATACCATATCGTTCAGAAAGATTAATACCTTCATACCATACATATAGAGCCATTAACATAGAAAATACTTGGTCATCATGAGTACTATTAGAGTGCTCAACTTTACCATTTCTCTTAATTTCCATTCCTAATAATTCATTATATATGATTGGAGATATTATTTTATCTTTATGATTTTCAACACGCTCTATTAATATATCTATTAATAATTTACGTATTTCTTTAGTAGAATTTAATCCAAATACTTTAGTTCTTATTTTTTGTTTATAGCTATGAATACCGTCTTGCTTCTCTTCAACTACAACATCTTTTATTTCATAATAAAGATTCTTTTTTATTCCCATCTTTATTAATTTAGATATAACGGTTGAGCCGTAACCTTGGTGTTTAGATATATGCGCAACTATATACCCCATGGTCAATTCCATGCATCCTCATTACAAGGAATGAACAGACTATGTGTACATCCTAAATATAAATTTAGGAGCTGGATTTTTCTTCCTCCATATACTTGAGGCTTTACTCCCTCGCAAAGGGATAGTCTTTGGACGTAATATTAATAAATTAATATTTTCGCAACTGCACGTTGGCTTGTTAATAATAGCTCTAGGATTTAACCATACTATCATCCTTATAACTTTTTTCCGCTTTCGCAACATTCACGCTTACCTTTTGAGTTACGTTGTAGTGTATAAGGCCCTTAACCAATTAGTCGCAGTTTTAACACAGGAGAACTAGCAACTTACGCTACTAGCTGTGGTATAATAATGCAGCGCCGACTACAATAAATATATGCATAACGGCGCCGACTACGTTTCTCACCATTCCTCTCAACATTCACAACCGCGTTAGGCATCCAGTGTTTTACAATGAAATCAATACATCTAGCTAAATCAATTGTACTTATGTAGTTACAATTCATACAACCAAGTACACAAGTAGTTCTACTATCAATAATAGTTATTGTTGAGCTATCTTGTTTATATCCACTAGATACATCGACTCCTATAATTGCTGGATAAGTAACAGTATCTGTTTGTAAATAAGTTTCAAACGGATATCTATCAAGAAGATATGTTGTACTTATTGGTTCTTTTACTAAATTTCCGATAGCATCCAAATCTTCTTGTCTAAATGGTGAATTTTCAACACCAGTAGACCACTCCAATAAAATCTCACGTCGGATATCCGGCCAAGAATTTTTAAGAAGTTTACTTACTTCACGGAACCATTGCTCTGATAATCCTAACTGTTGATACGTATATCTTATATAAATAAAATCTGATTTAGTATTAGCGTTTACAATATCCATTATTTGCTTATAGTTTTTATCATACCATGATTCATCAAATTTAGTAGAATCTTGTTTAGTTTCATATGCTGCTTTACCCTCATCAGTTGACATAACGAATCTTCACATAGGTCGTTAATCTATGCAGTTCTCTTATGAACTTCTCTAGGTGTTACCTAGAAGACGAGACTATATCATTCACTCTATAAATAGAGGTCTCCGCTTCGATTTAAGGGATTCTCACCCACCTACTTAGGCCCTACTCCTGTTGCACTATTTTTAATACACCGTGCCAAATGGGATAGTCGTTGAACTTTCTATAATATTTAATTATAGCTTAGCTGCTGATTATACATTATACGTTATTTAGGACGTACTTATTTTATAAATACGCTTTTATTTCACCATGTAACATCTCTCTACTTGTTTCTATCTTTCGATACCTATATATAAGGCTAGAGAGCTTTAGCATTTTCCAGCAATTCAAAGAATTATCAAAATAATATCTATTTATTTACTATTTTAATTGCAATACGTCTATCATTAGTATGCTGAAATACTTGTTCTTGCGTCATTATATTATTAATTGGAATTACTAGTTGATATAATCCAATTGATGAATAACAATAATTGAGCATATTTATTGCAGCATCTAAAGAATCAAATGGGCCATAATTTAATAATTCTGAAGTTAAAGTTTTTACATAGTAAAGATTATCTACTTGATAAATGGAATTATAAAAAATGTTTATTGGATTAGTTTTAATATATTTATTTAATTTATGATGTAACCATATACATGTGCTTTTTGAATATACTTTTTGGGAATATGGTTTTAAATATTGAAAAACATCTTTATCAAGTTCATAATTTGCTGGATCATTAAATTTGTATAGCCACCCGGGTATATTAATTATATCATTTTTAAAGGCGTTTAAATCATGCCACTCTGGGGCTACTGTAACTCCTTTAGCTCCATAAGATTTATAGCTACTACACTCAGAATTATAGCATCTTTCCATCATATTACGCCAAATAATATTAAAATGCCTTTCAATATTTTGCATCTGGGTAGGTCCAATAATCTGTCTTGCATGATACTTAGTATTATATGTAGGATCTTTAACTTCACCATTAGTGATATCATCATATTTTACAATGGCTTCAGCTCCCGTATTTAAAAATTTAATTCTTAATACTCTATGCTTTTTATCTTCAGTAAATCCAAGATCTTCAATTATTTTAAAATCCCCATAGTTATTACTATGAAAAATCTTATCTTTTACTGTATACATGAAATATGTAGGATCTTTAACAGTCCCTTCTTGTACTGCATCATATCTGACATCGTATTCATAACCGGTAGCAATAAAACGAACTCTGACAATTCTAAAATGATGTTTGTCCCTACCAATATCAGCAATAATTTTAAAATCTCCATAATTATTACTATGAAAGATTTTATCTTTTACCGTATACATGAAATATCCTGGATCGTAAGCATATCCATTAAGTATATTTTTTAAACGTTCTTCACATTCATAACCTGTATATTCAAATCTAATCCATACAAAATAGCATTTTTTATAAAATCCTAAATCTTTTAATATTGCGACTGGGCCACAACACGTATCATATTTTTTACCAACGTATAAAAAATTGATATATTCAGGATCGAGTGCAAATCCATTACGTGCAGTATCATATCTACAAATAACTTCAGATCCGGTTAATTTAAATTTTACTTTAACTTTAGGGTGTTTACCACCTAAATATTCAATTATTTCATAAATACCATTTTTTGATTCATATTGCTCACCAACATGCTTTGAATTATCAATTGCCATAATATACCCTCCAGTAATATATTTATTATAAGCATGTTGTTAGTATTATAAGATATTATAGTGGGCCGTATTCTATATGGTGACCCTGGTGTAGTGGTAATTAGTATACCGTACGGAGCATGAGCTCTTCTCGCATTATCACTTGCGGTTTTAAATGCTGGAGCTGCATTCATATATACTATATCGTTAAACGGCATGAATCCGTACTCATCATACCATATGAATGTAAGGGTTTTCAGTGTGTTCACACTAGTCGTTAATTAGTGCAGTTCTCTAATGAACTTCTCTAGTTTTTCTCTAGATGTTCAGATCATATCATCATCTATATATTATATAGTGGCGTTCCATTTCCATTTAAAGGGTTCTCACCTACTCACTTGAGCCGTACTCCTATAGACGAATCTCACGTCCCTAACGGGGATGATCGTTGAACTTTCTATAATAATAAATATTATAGCTTAGCTGCTGATTATACATTTTTAATAACTTTTAGGACGTACATAATACGCTTTTATTTCACCATGAGTCATCCTAGAACTTGTTTCTGTCTTTCGACTCCTAAATTTAGGCTTCTAGGCTTTAGCACATTCCAGCAGTTAAAAACGCTATTATGCCACATCGCTGTAGCATAGGGCACATAATACGACCCCTCAAGATACTAGCTGCTTTGAGCTTATTAGTGGCAGAAGCAAATGTTTTAATATTATTATTATTAAATGGATTTGTTAATAATGTAACACTATCTCTACCTTTATCAGTTTTACCATTTCCTAATGGTCGCTCTTTCATTTGTAAGTATGGAGGCAGACAATCTCTTATATCTTTCATTGTTTGTAAATTATCTTTTGAACCTTCAGCATTTTTATGCAAGAAAGCCATCTTAGCATTTGTAGTACCGAATAAGAATATATATAAATATCGTATAGCTGCGGAAACAGTCTTACCATTTTGTCGCGGTATCTCAAGAAATATATTAAGATTAAGCGCCATACAAAAATTAAGAGCTAAATTAGCTCTTGTTAATTTATATCTAATAGTACCATTTGCACCTGGTATACGAACAACTTCGCGCAAGAAATCAATTGTCTTCACATAGGTCGTTAATCTATGCAGTTCTCTTATGAACTTCCTAGGTATTTCTCCTAGAGTTGAGACTATATCATTATCCATTACTGGATATCTTATTACTTCGATTTAAAGGGTTTTCACCTACCTACTTAGGCCCTACTCCTGTTGTTGAATTTCACAGCCCTAATGGGGATAGTCGTTGAACTATATTAAAAATATAGCTGCTGATTATACATTGTTAATACTACTTAGCACGTATACTCTTATATACGCTTTTATTTCAGCTTATAGCATCTTAGAACTTGTTTCTGTCTTTCGACTCCTGATAGGCATCTAAGCTTTAGCATTTCCCAGCAATTCAATAAGATACAATTACTATATTACTATAGTAATGGGCATTTCTTTTTACCAATAGTTACACATACATTCTCTCAATACTTTTTGTTTATAGTATGCATTAAGATGTGGATCGTGAGGGTCTATATTTTCTAGATCGGGATCTATCAATGCTAACATGAATTCATTATTTTTAATCCCAATGGATTTAAGATAATGATGCATGTCTAGGAATGATTTATTCTTAGTAGTTTTATGAGAATAAATAGTCCTTACCGGTTGCGGTGGTCTTCTTGAAGCCGCCGGAGGGGGTGGTGCATATGAAGGACCTGCATAAGGACGTTGAACTATATTAGTATTATTTAGTCCATATTGAACCATATAAAAACCTCCTTTCGATTTATATTCATGTTTTGCATTAACAAAATATTGCGCTAATATTTATAAAAAATATAACATTAAACTTTAATGTAAATAAATTTATAGGAGGATTTAATCATGAATGACAATCAAAGACAAGCAACACAACAAGAGGCAGAATGCCAATTGTACTTAATTCAAAATCCAGGATATGATTCAGATTGGGTTGGAGAAGCATCAAAAATTTTAACTAATCAATTAATTGAATTATCAGAAGCAGATTTAGTTAAATTCAATGCATTACAGTTAAGTATCTTTAATATGATCATCGAATCAAAAAAAGATGATGATACTAAGGTAAAAGTAATCAATACATTAATGGAATCTGATTTAAATGCGACTCAAATGAGATTATATTGGATTGGAATTGATCATGGATTAAGTGAGAATATCATGGCTAGATTTTTAGATAAAAATATTCCATATGCTAAATCCAATTATGCTATCCAGGCTCTTGTAGATGGATATACAGGGATTACAGAATACTTAGATGATTTTAATGCAAATCAGATTGCTGAAATTTTTACTGGAATGAAAGATGGTATAGACTATAAGCTCTATGCAAAACCGGAATATCCTGCAGATATGATGAATCTTATTAGACATGCTATGGCTACTGGATTTAATGTAAGACTTCATTTTGTACATGACGATGTTTCTATTGAAGTAAATACTGAAAATAAATAAAAAAATAAAAGCCGTATGGGAGAAATCCCATACGGACTTTTTTATTATAAATTTATTATATTACTATAATTTACACTATCATTATCAAATCTTCTTAATCCTATACTTTCTAATGGAAAGTTCTTTAAATTATCATTGATAATACTATTGTAATCTACAAATTCCAAAATCCAGTCTGGTACTTCTACATCTACTGGTAATGCAATAATCTTTACTTTTTTACCAAGATTAGGATCGTCAAATAATACCATTAGTTTTTCATACACATCTGGATATTTATCTTTTATTCTTTCTGCGGAATTTTTATTTACATTAATCTTGATCTTAATAATTTTATTTCTCTCTTCAAGATTAATTGCAGGCATATCATCTCCTCGTAATGCATTATAAATTAATGCTGCAACTATACCATTTACCTCATATGGATTTTTGCTATAACTATTAATAGAAGCTATATTATCTGGCTTATAATATTTAGTTTCTTTATTCATAATTGATTTATATATAACCTTTTCAAGAATGATAAGTTTCTTCATAATATTAACCTGATCTATATTATCTGTTGTTAATATATCTTCTACTAATATATTCTGCATTTTCCGTTTAATATCTTCTGGTAATGTAGTTTTGTTTATAGGTACGTTTCTTCATACAGGTCGTTACTCTGTACAGTTCTCTTATGAACTTCTCTAGGTGTTACCTAGAAGACGAGACTATATCATTATCCATATAGGATATCTTATTACTTCCATTTAAAGGGTTCTCACCTACTCACTTGAGCCGTACTCCTATAGACGAATCTCACGTCCCGTATAGGGGATAGTCGTTGAACTATATTTAATAGCTGCTGATTATACATTTTTAATAGTTTTTAGGACGTATCTATATACGCTTTTATTTCACCATGAACCATCTCTCTACTTGTTTCTGAATTTCTTCACCTTATAGGCTAGAGAGCTTTAGCATTTTCCAGCAATTCAATAAGATTTAGACACTATATTACTATAGTGAATGGGCTACACCACTAACCCCATTACAGCTAATCTTTCAGATTCAGGTATTATATTACCTTCCTGCAAGGATTGAAAATCCGCATAGTTTCTTCGATTTGGTGTCAATAATGCAGAAAGAAAGTAAAATTCCAGTGTCTTCACATAGGTCGTTAATCTATGCAGTTCTCTAATGAACTTCTCTAGTTTTTCTCTAGATGTTGAGACTATATCATTATCCTAATAGGACATCTTACCACTTCCATTTAAAGGGTTCTCACCTACTCACTTGAGCCGTACTCCTGTTGTGGAATCTCACCACCAATGGGATAGTCGTTGAACTTATTACTATAATTTAAACTCTTTTTATTACAATTTTTGGTTTCATGTTGTATTTTATAAAATCTTCTGGATCTACATATGGTACATCATTCAGTAATGGAATTAATTCAAACCTTGGAAATTTTTCGTGGTATTTTAAATAATGATAATTATAAACAGCTGCCGCTATTTTTTCATCTTTAAACCAACCAAAATATATTTCTTTACCACCTACATATAATCTTGGTCTATATAATAATTCTCCATTTATCATTCTACTATCTACACCAAAATATTTTGAAGTAAGGGTATTTTTATTATGATTTCTATATTCTATAGAACGTAAATTTGTATTATCCATATAATGAAGAAACATACATGTTTCTTTAGAATAATATCTTTGATTAAAAGGTATATTATTCTTATATGCTATAAAATCTTTATCTATATTATATAAAGTTGGGTATCTATACCATTTTTCATATTGCGGCAGCAATGGTAAATCGTTATAAAAAGTATTAAAATCTTTCCACTCATTGCATACCGATATTCCTTTAGTACCATATCTATCATAATTTATTGATTTAGTATCATAGCATCGTTTAATTATGCCTTTCCATACAGGTTTTATAATATTTAATAATCTATCTTCCCTATCTTTAATTGGTATATTATAAATATCTATTGGAATTGTGTGATTTAATAATTTATCTCTAACAATCCCACGCCTTACAGATATTAATGGTGCTTCGCATTCATACCCTGTTATTTTAAATCTTATTAAAGCCATAGTTTTATTACTATTATTATATTCGGGGTGAAATGTAAAGGCAATTAATTTAAATATACCATAATTATTAGAATAATATTCATTTCCAATAATTAAACCATACTTTTCATCATTCATAATTCTCCTTTATGAGTTTAAATTATAATATTTAGCTGCTGATTATACATTGTTAATAGACCTTAGCACCCTATTTATTAATAGAGCTTTTATTTCAGCATAGCCCATCTCTCTACTTGTTTCTGAATTTCTTCTCCTTATTATATAGGCTAAAGAGCTTTAGCATTTCCCAGCAATTCAATAAGATTTAGACACTATATTACTATAGTGAATGAACAAATCTGATGTATTCTTCATTATCATCCTGCATTTTACACCTTCTTCATAACTACCAGTTAATTTAGTATATTCATTTAAATAATCCACAATTAAATCACTACATATATATGCAATTGTATTAATTATAGAATACTTTAAAGAATCTTGAGGTATAATTTTACAAGGTTCAATCATTCTTTGTACTTCTACAACTTCATCTGTATAGAAATCATAATCAAACCTTGGCTCTACAATTTCTATTGCTTTACGTTTTGGTCTATCGCCAAATTCATCTGCTTTGATATATTCGGCGATATTAATTTTTTCATGTTTTATTGGCATATCTAATGCATATACCTTTTCCAGAACAAATCTATACCAAGCATCAAATGATATAATAGTCGAATCGGTATCCGACACGCATACAATATCTCTTTGCATATATTCAATTCTATCCAATTTATCTATATATGGATATTTATAATATACATATTCTTTCATCATTTGAGTTAAAGTATCCAGATCATCTTGTATTTCTTCTGGAACGTTATTAGGTGTCATGAATGGAGTTTTCAATTCTTGAAGAATTTTAATATTTAAATCATTTACGACTGGTAACTCCGCAAACATGTATAGATTATTTTTATAATATAATCTATTTATATCTTCTTGATCTAATGACTCCAATCTTTCCCACAATAATGACATTTCTTTTTTAGTAGGAACCCAAATCATTATATCTGCATCATGCAATAATTTGTAAAAGCATTCTTCTCTAGTAATATTTCTATCCAGAATATATTCATCTAGTAATTTTCTTTCATTCTTTTCCGAAACCACATTATGAATAAATGTAATTACTTCGTTTAAAGAATTAAATTTAGAATTTCCACCTAGGAATGCTTCAAATAGCATTATACTACATGAAATATATGATCTACCTTGTCGTGTTACTGCTTCTGCTACATATATATTGTAGAACAAGCTTGAACACTGTCCTAATACGCCATATACGGCATTCCATGTGTTCACATAGGTCGTTAATCTATGCAGTTCTCTTATGAACTTCTTCGGTTTTTCTCCGAATGTGCAGACTATATCTTCATCCAATATAATTGGAGCTATGCACTTCGATTTAAAGGATTCTCACCTACCTACTTAGGCCCTACTCCTGTTGCTGAATTTCACAGCCCTAACGGGGATAGTCGTTGAACTAATATGGTTTTTATATTAGTTGCTGATTATACATTTTTAATACTACTTAGCACGTATACTACATACGCTTTTATTTCAGCTTATAGCATCTTAGAACTTGTTTCTGTCTTTCGACTCCCATACAGGCATCTAAGCTTTAGCATTTCCCAGCAATTCACATAGATATTATTGCTATACGTTACCGTATAACCCACCTAGCTATTAAGCGTTCTGCTTCTCCAATAACTGAAAAAGATTATATTTTGCAAATTCCTCTGAGCCCTTAGGATATTTAAACATTTCTTTCTTTAAACGTCCTCTTTCCTTAATGAAGCCCATAATAACTTTGGCTAAAGGATTCTTTGCTTTTTTATGCTTCTTAAATAATACACCGCTTGATGTTACTATAGGTTCGCATGAATTAATATAATCCAATACGTCTAATAATGTACCATCAAATCGTTTTTTAGTATAGTTATTATCTATACTAACCTTAGGATTATTAACTCTTTTAAGAATAGAATAATCAATTGCATCACTCAATTCTTTAATAGATAATCCAGTAAATGAGTTCTGTAAACCTTCAATAAGTACTGCTTTATATTGCATTACTACTTTAGCGGTGAGAACTCTTTGTTGAAAATCAGTATCCATATTTTTCCTTCCTTTCCTTAATTTAATTATATAATATATAATTACTTTTAAGTTTGAGTTTTTGTCTTTTTTCATTAACATGAAATTAAATAAGGAAATAAATATTCTAGAATACTTATTTAAAATTTTTATTAAGGAGGACATAAAAAATGCTTTTTGATCAGTATATGAGTGAATCCAAAGTAGATGATACTGTAGAACGTAATGACGTAGATGCAGTTGCAGGAGATACAATTGATCCTAACACACAAGCAGGCCAGGAAGCAATGGCTAAAGAGATTGAGTCAAATTGTGAGGCAGCAGCACTTTGCGCATTACCATTCTTTGAAAATGGTGAGCAAGCACTTAAAGAATTTTGCAATTCTGAAGAAGTCCAGGCCCTTGTAGAAGCAAGAAAGATGCCTAAGAAAACATTTGTTAGAATTGGTAAAGATGATGATTTAACAAGACGTACAAATATGGCTTGTCTGATTCTCGCTAGAGAAAACAAAGACCCATTATTTGATAAGCTTGCAAAGAATCGTGTTCAGGAAAGAAAACTTAGAAATCAGATCTATAGACGTTATAGAAACAAAGCAATTAGAATTGCTAAGTTAAGCCAGAAAGAACACATTAAAGACATGCAGAAAATGAAAGCATTACCTGCAATTTCAATGCAATAAAAATTATACCGATAGCTCCATGTGGGCTATCGGTAAAGTTTTGCTTTTTAAACTATAGCGTACTTATAATTAAGGAAGGATATAAAAAACGATATAATTATATATTATATATGTAATAAGGATTAAGGAGGAATTATAAGTATGCACTTAGTAAACTACAAAAATTATTTAATGTACGCAGATATGGTTATGAATAATGAAAAGAAAGTTGTCTATGTTCCTAAGGACATAACGCCTAATAATATTGATGACCATATAGATGCAATAACAAATATCCTTAAAGATGGTATAGAGACGCCGTATGTTCATAATACTAAAATAACTGTATCATGGGGTGGGGATATTGAATGCGATTTAAGTATTGTTGATTATTGGTTTAATCTTTTTATGTGGTCAATGATATTAAAAACTAATCAACAGATTGAACCAAAACATATATTTTGGCAGAAAGAATTAAAAAGATTTAATTTAAAGAAATTCGTAGATGATTTTATTGCTTGTAAACAAAATAAAATCTCTATAGATAGTAAACAATTAAATTCTATAATTTGTGATGGGTTATGGAAATATTCTTATATTGAAGATTTCTCTTATTATTTGGCTAATACAATTAATAATGAGGATGATATAGATTTAATGAATGCTTGTCCGGAATTTTATGATCTACTTCATTGCTCTATGCAGGGTATACCATTTGAAGATGTAAAAGAGGCAGGTATGAATATAACTAATAGAGCTATTGCTATTATCAAAGATAGCAAAAAATATATTGGTTATGAACACGGATTAACAAATTCATTTAGAGCTAATGAAGCTATTAATCCAAGACAGTATAAAGAGGCATCATTAAATATTGGTACTAAACCTAATGGCAGTGGTTCTGTATATCCATACATTATTGATAAATCATTTAAAACTGGTGGTGTAAATGATCCACTTAGTTATTTTATTGAATCTTCTACGGCTAGGGCTGCACAGATTATGTCTAAGACTAATGTTGGTGATTCTGGTAACTTTGCTAGATTATTAGGATTGAATAATACAGATACTATTCTTAATTTAGATAGAAATTATCAATGTATGTCTCAGCATTTTATTAGATATGAGATTAAAACTAAAAAGCATTTATCTATGGTTAAAAATAGATATTATAGATTTAATCCTAGAGGAATGGAGCATATGGTTGATGATAATGATATGAGTCTTATCGGTAAAGTCATATATCTTCATTCTCCAATGACATGTGCTTCAAATTCTAGCGGCCATGGTATTTGTAAAAGATGCTATGGGGATTTGTATTATACGAATATTAATATTAACGTTGGTAAAATTGCTGCTGAGATTTTAACATCAATCTTAACTCAGATATTGTTATCAGCAAAGCATTTGTTTGAAACAAAGATTGTCAAGATTCAGTGGAATCCTGAATTTACTGACTTTTTTAATATTGATATTAATAGTATCAATCTTAATACAGATTTCTTTGATGATGATGCTATATTAAAGAAATATGTAATGATTATCGATCCAGAAGATGTGACGCTTGTTAATGATGAAGATGAAGATCGAGCATCTTATGTAGATGATGATTCAGATGAAATTATTGTTACTGATGAGACATATAATGAATATATTACAAAATTCATTATTAGAACACCATCCGGTGAGGAAATTGAATTTGGTTCTAAGGATCAAGACCCGCTCTATATTTCTAATGAGCTTAATACTATTATTAGACGTAGAGCTAATAATGCTAATGGTAAAGTTAATATTCCATTAAGTGCTTTAGGTGAAGATATCTTATTCTTTATTAAAATTAATAATAATGAGATTTCTAAAACAATGAATGATATTATTGGTGTCATCAATAAAGCATCATCAATTGAAGGAAAAACTAAAGATGAAGTATTACAGACTTTAGTTGATCTTGTAGTTGAAGGTGGATTGAATATAGATTCAGTACATCTTGAAGTAATATTATCAAATCAGATGGCTGACGCTAATGATATTCTTAAGAAGCCAAATTGGAATAATCCATTTGCTCAATATAAAATGCTTACACTTAATCAAGCACTTACAAATAATCCAAGTGTAATTGTAAGCTTATTATATAGGAATCTTGGAAGGACTTTATATAATCCACTTACATTTGCTAAGAACGCTCCAAGTTTCTTTGATTTATTCTTCTGCGAAGACCCACAGAATTATATTTCAGATGAGCTTCTTGCTGATAATGTTGATGTTGCTAGTCCTGAAAAGAAAGTACTAGCCATTAAACGAGTAGATAATTCAAAACCAAGAAAGGATAAATAAAAATGAAAATTGTAAAAGCAATTATTAATATTGAGACAAAAACTGTTGCTTTGGAATTTATAAATAATGATGACTATCATTATTTTAGAGCATAGTGAATATGATTTAGTCGTTTTGAATAAAGATGGTTGGATATATTTACATACAATTATATATCCAATACAGAAGAAATGTTTTAAAACAATTTAGGAGTATGGCAATTAGCCATACTCCTAAAAATTTATATATATAAGAACAGAACGGCAGTACTAGTATCTGCGGAATACTAGTCATTTATATGTTAACAAGGAGGCACCTATAATGGAACCAAAAATATTAGTGAAACATACAAGAATTGAAATTAGTAATTATGAATTAGGTGATTGCCCTAAGCTCGAATATATTTTTTCGGTATGGGACCCAGTAACTCATCGTTCATATCCTAAGGGGATAGAATATAATGCTGATGAAAAGAAACTTATATTACCAAGGGGTATGGATATTTCATGGTTAGAGAATCATTTTAATGCAGAAGCTGTAGTAGATAGAAAATGTGATAATTTTATTAATTGCAATCCTATTCCAATTAAGTATTTAGCTAAGGATGAAAGACAATTGCAAATATTAAAATTTTTATTAGGTGAAGGAAAATATAATTATACAAAAACCAAATCTCAATTATCTTGTAATAGTACTACAGGAAGTGGTAAAACATTTGTTACTGTAGCATCTATTTGTTTTTCTGGTAGCAGAGCAATTATTATAACCAATTCACTGCAGTGGTTAAATCAGTGGAAAGCAAGAATTATGGAATATACACCTTTAACAGAAAGAGATATGTATATGATTGCCGGCATTGGTAGTATTAATAAACTATTATGCAGAAATCCATTGGATTATAAAATATTTTTAGTATCTCATAGTACTATTAAATCATATGGTGATAATCATGGATGGGATAAGGTAACAGAATTATTTAAGTATTTACAATGCTCTATGAAAATATATGATGAAGCTCATCTATATTTTGATAATTTATGTAAAATAGATTTTCATACTAATATAAAGAAAACTATATATCTAACAGCTACACCGGAGAGATCCAATGAAGAAGAAAATACAATATATCAATTATATTTTAAAAATATACCAGCTATTTCTTTATTTGATGAAAATACAGATCCACATGTAAATTATATAGCAATGCATTTTAATTCGCATCCTAAGCCTATAGATATTAATAGGTGTAAAAATCAATATGGATTCGATAGAAATGCATATACTAATTACGTCGTTACCAGACCTAATTTTCAATATTTAGTAATAATATTAGTAGATTTAATATTTGCTAATAATGGTAAAGCATTAGTATATGTTGGTACTAACCAAGCCATTTCAATAGTATACGATTATATAATTTCTCAATTTCCATTTTTAAATGGTAATGTGGGTATATATACTAGTGCTATCAAACAAAACAAAAATGAGCAATTATATAAGAAAATTATTTTAAGTACTACTAAATCATGTGGGGCTGCTAGTGATATTACTGATTTGAGAATGACTATAAATTTAGCAGAGCCATTTAAATCGCCTGTATTGGCAAGACAAACACTTGGAAGATGCAGAGAAGATAATACTGTTTATATAGATATAGTAGATCAGGGATTTTATTTCACCAAGAGATATTATAATAAAAAGAAACCTATATTCTCTCAATATGCAAAGTCATGTAAGGATGTGGTATTTACAGATGGAGAACTTGAAGAAAGAGCACTTAATACAATAAATAAATTTGATAAAAAGGTTGTAGTATGTAATAGAGTATTTTCTAAATAGTTAAAAATTTCAATTGCATAATATAATTGTAGATACTGGATTAATCTATTTAAGGAGGAAATAAGCATGAGCAGTTTAAATTTATTACCAAGACAGGAATATGTACCAGAGAGTGAAATTAGTGGATTCAGATCATTAAGTGAATCTCAGCAGGCAAGCGTATTGTATAATGATTCAATTATGCTTGCATGTGAGTACCTTGATGAAAGTATCTTATCTGAAAAAGATGCTGAGCAGTATCATAATGCTGTAAACGCAATCAATCTCGACAAAAGAGATGAAGATTATCAGAAAGCTATTAGAGTGCTTAAACAGTATTCTAGTATTACCGACTATCAAATTGTTTCTGCATTATCTTTGAACAGAGACCAGATTGTAAAGTTCTTATTACGCCCTTATTATAGTACCAATAATGAGGTTAAATTATTGGAAGCTCCTAAGCAGGACAAAGATGCTGAAAATACAAAAACAAAAGAAATCAGCGAACCTAATGTAAAGGAGAATAAGGACAAATCCGAGACTAATAAATTAGAGAAAGCTGAAACAAAAGTATTACAACTTCCGGATAAAAAGCAGCCAGAGGAAAAGAAAGAACCAAAGAAACAGCAGCAGAAAGTAAGTACCACAAATAATGGTAAAGCTGCGAAAAATATGACAGCGATGGATATTGCTAATGCATTTAGTCCTGAAGCTAAAAATAAGCAGCACGATCCTAATTGTAATTGCGGTCATTGCCATGGAAATAGTAATCAGAAACAGAATGTTCAGCCGCAGGTTAAGCAGGTTCTGAGTCTTGAAGAAAAGACTAAACTGTTAAAAGAACATATTGACTTTTCACCTGTGAAAGGAGTCAAGGTAAAGGATTGGGAAATTGATAACTTATTACAGTTTATTAATTCTCCAATCCTTAAAAGCAAGCTGAAGGAATATAATTCTGCATGCAATCCGGAATTTCCAAAGCTTACAATTTGTAGTAGGAAGTACAAGTTCGATAAGAACTTATACAAATTTGCATTCTATACCCCAACCAATAAATCTGGTAAGGTGCTTGTAGTATTATATAATACTAATGCTACATTAGTACAGGGAGTAGGAATGACAAATGAGATGGGATTTACTGTAGTTAATGAATCCCTGGTAAAGTAATTCCAGTATCAATAAAAGAGGGAGAAATCCCTCTTTTATTTTTTATAGTGTCCGGAACTTAGTATTAATAATTACGTTTAGGTGGGAAAGCTTATGGCATTAGCAATTACATTAGCGCATAAAAACTATAAAAAGATAACGGATGATTTAATGTGGCTATCTAATAAGTGGATGCTTAAATTTACCGTATTATTATCAAGAAAAACTGATAAATATGGAGATGAAAGTTACCATAAAGAAGTTGGATTTTATAAAGGTCATGAATATTGTGTAAATATAAATAGATCATTTGATTATTATATATTAATTGAATCTGTAACCAAAGATACAATGGGACAAAAAGAATCGGTATACATAAGAGTTGCAGATATGTATGTGCTAAAATTTAAATTAAATCAGGTAGCAGAATGGTTTACATCAGAAGTTAATCAAGGATTGTTTGCTAAAAAAGATGGTAAAATATTTATGCCAATAAGTGTTAATCCTATAAAGATTACAGGATTAATGTTTAATAAGTATTTAGAATTTGAACCTTCTATAATGAATTACGATAATGGCGATCAAGCTATTGGCGTTAGAATGTATATTAATAGTGATACTAATAGTGTGTTTATGGAAATTGGTAGATTCTTAGGCTTTAAAGATTTTATTGAAAATTTTAATATGTATCAATCGGCTCAATTAATGCTGAATTATTTACAGCGTCCAGAATATGGAGAATATTTATACGATATAGAGACTAAATCGTATAATACTCCAAAGCCAAAAAATACTAATAAGTTTTTAAAATGATGGGGTTAATTTCCCCATCATTTATTTTTCTAAAAGTATGCTTTTTTAATTGTATACTATATACCTGTAACGAGGAACGATAAATTATCTATGTTCCTAAAAACCCATTACAAAATTATATTAGGAGGATAAAAACATGGGAAAAGAAGCAAATGAAAAGAGCACAACTGAATATTTTGAGGACGGTAAATTTGAAGGATCTTCAGTAACCGAACTCATCGGAGCGTTTAAGTTGACTAAGAATATCAAGTCTGATTTCATTGATATTTCAAATATCTCTAGAGAAGAGATGAAAATGTTAGTAGACTTATATTATCAGCTGCAGGACAACAGAAAACGGTCCAGAGAACAAATCCGTTCAATTGAGCAGGGAAGAGATGGCGGAAAACCATGCAATGCATCAATTATGAATTGGGTATTATTAAATCAGTCAATCATTGAGAAGCAGATTCCTGGGATTATGAAACAGGTGTGCGAAAATGATGAAGTTGGTAGATGGCTTCTTCAGATTAAAGGTATTGGCCCGGTACTTGCATGTGGATTACTTGCATATTTCAATGTAGAAGGCAGGAAATATTCTAATACATTCATTTCTTATGCAGGTTTGAATGACCACAATCGCCCATGGCTTGGTAAAGAGAAATCTAAAGTCATCATCGATGAGGTCTTAGGTACCCGTAAGAAAATTACGGAAGATGACATTGCAAAGATAGCAGCCAAAACTCAATGGAGTGTTGACTACTTGCAGAAAGCATGTTACGACGAAAAGAAAGATAAAGTCGTATATAACAGGACTAAGCTGCAGAAAGCATGCGCCAAAATTCCATATAATAAGAGCCTTAAAACTCTTATGTGGAAAGTAGCTCAAGCATTTATTTATCAGTCGTCTAATGGTAGCTATTATGGTAAATTGTATCTGGAAAGAAAAGCTTATGAGATTAAGCGTAATGATGCAGGATACAATAAGGCATATGCGGAGGCAAATATCGGTAGATTAACTGATAAATCTACTGAGACATACAAAGCATATTCTGAGGGTAAAATTCCTGATTCTCAGATTACCGCTAGAGCTCGGAGATGGGTTGAGCAGTTATTCTTATCTCATTTATTTGATGAGATGTATAGAGTGCATAACGATGCTCTGCCGCCAATTCCATATATCTTAGCTCATCCTGAGAAAGATTCTACGATCCAGGATATTACATCTGAAAGTCCAGAATATATTTCTGAGCGTCATAATCGGTATATTGAACCAGAGGTTCCATATACATTAGTAAGCTCAGAAAAAGAGGCATTAAAAAATAAATAAAAATAGAGGCTAGGGAAATTTCCCTAGCCTTGTCTTTAAAAGATTTATAATAGAGGATAAAATTATATCATTGAAAAGATCTAGATCTATAAACTAACTTTATAATAGAAAAAGAACCATAGACGATGACAAAATTATAATGTGAGAATATGATTAATTTACCACGACAACCTTATTCAACTAGAGAGACTTATAATAAATGATAAAATTATATTCCTCATAAGGAACTATAAATTACAACAATTTTAATGCCAAAGAATGGATTTAAGTAAACAAATAAAATTACAATATGTAAAAGATCTATTCATTTTTACCAAATTATGGAGGCGAAAAGATTTAAAATTAACGACTGACTTATAATACAAAAAGATCTAAGTATAGAGATAAAAATTATACTAATAATGAAAGAGCTATATGAGCCGAATAATTTAATATTAGAGAGCGATCTATGATGGGTAACAAATCTATTATAATTGAAAGACTCATGAACACTAACAAAATTTAAAATATGAAAGGAACTAAGGACAGGAATAAAATTAATTCAATGAAATGATTCATTTATATTGACAAAGTTATATGTGGTAAAAAACTTAAGTAAACAGACAAACTATTTACGTCGAAGGAATTATGTATATAAACTAAATTATATGGTGCAAATGATTTATATGGGTAAATAAAATTATGCTTTATGAAAGATCAATACCTCATAGTAAATTTATTTCTTGAGAAAGAAATAAAGGATAGGTAATTAAGCCTATCCTTTATTTTTTGTATTATACACATATTATACATGGTTGATTTTCATTTGCTGTTGATGTATGTTCCGCATCTAATTTCTCTACTACGTCATCCCTCATATTAGCATATTCTTGAATCTTATCTAATTTCAAATCCAAATTTCCGAATGCAGTATCTAAACCATCAAAGTATTTTAAATCATTATATAATGAAACAGCCACATCACAAATTGCTAATTTTTCAAATGATGACATCATTGTTGGCGATATAGTACTAAGATCTTTATTGTGTTCTATATATACAATAAGCGGAAATGGTCTGTATCTTGACACTGGGGAATTATTAACAGAAACTAATCTAACCTTATTAGGTTGTAAGAATTCTGGGTATATTCCTAAATTAAATAATGATATGAAATCAGCTGATACTTGAGATAATGCAATATCATCAAGAGAATAATCTTGGCTGATAAAATCGTAAGTTGAAAAATTTATTCCATATTTATCAAATCTAGGATCACAATTTCTATATGATTGCCAGTCTATATCGCCGCATCCAATAATAGTGCATCCCTCAGGAACATCTTTATCAATAAAATAATAATCGTCTTTCATACATTTATTATCTATAATAGATATAATTTTATTTGGGAATAATCTACTAAATTCAGGAATTGTATCTTCTTCAATTATAGTATGCCAAGTATCTTTATTTATTTTTGGTGGTAAAGTTATAACTCGTAAACCAAGACGACGTTCTATTTTATTTAATAATTTTGTCATTTGATTGGGTGATTTATTCGTATTATTCATAATTATCCCTCCATACTAAAATTTATTATAATGTCGTTTATATAAAAAAATTTACAATTGCATATTATATTAATAGAAATATAAGAAAGTAGAGGAAAATAAAATGATAAATGAGAATATTGAAAAAGTAAATACAATTATTACAAATGTATTTAATTATTTTAATGGAAGAGTCAATATATTTCAGAAAGCAAGACTTTATATAGATTGGTGCGGTATGCAAAGTAGTTCAAATGGTGGGCTTACAACCAATCCTAATTGTGTAATAATATATCCTCGTGTAATCGAAAGATATAGTAATAGTAAAGAAGAATTTATCGCTAATATTGTATTAATTATAATACATGAATTATATCATATAGATCAATGTATTATTTTTAATAGGATGGAAATTGATAAAGCATATCATGATATGATAGAAAATACAGTCGAAGTTGAATCTACTTCATATTTATACAATCATATTCATGAAATAAATGAGAAATTTAATTTAAATATTAGATTAGATCCGAATAAAATTAATGCCCCTATAAATTTCTTTTCTGATGGTAATTTATATCATAGGGCAAAATATTTAGATCATTTAATATCTGTAATTGTAGAATTATTTAATTATCAGTATTGTGTGGAAAATAATATTATACAATTAATTGCACAATACTATAATACAAGTAATAGTAAGATTATTATTGAAATAAATAGTAATATGTTTGTAGTGAAAGAAAATGACACTATTGTAAACGTAAATATCTTAAATGATTTTATGTTTGATAAATATTATAGATATAATTATATAGCACATTCTGAAGGTTGCGTTTATGGAGAAAATAACGAATTAACAATTCAATTAGATGCTAAATTATATAATTATATTGCCGGGGTAAAATAAAAAATAATTATATATTATATATGTGATTCGAATATGATATCAAAATTAAAATGCAAAAAAGATTTATAGTAAGTGATAAAATTAAATTGAATCTGAAAGAATTACATTAAGCAATAAAATTAGAATAAGGTTAATGATTTATATGGAATAACAAAACTATAATATCTAAAATAATTAGAAATGTAAATAAAATTATATATGGCAAATGATTTATGAGAAGGGACAAAAATATAAAATTGGTAAAAGAATTATGGATTTATACTAAATTAAATGATACAAATGATTTATAGGTATAAACAAAATTATATTAATAGAAAGAACTATGTACCTAAAATAAATTGAATGGTATGAGTGATTTATAAGAGAAAACAAAACTAAATTGAGTGAAAGAACAATGCGTACAAACAAAATTAAATGATATGAGTGATTTACACGGAATTACAAAAATAAAAATGGCAAAAGAACCACGCACCAAGACTAAATTAAACTGTATGAGTGATTTAAATACATAGGCAAAATTAAAAGCAATAAAAGAATTACGTTAAGCAATAAAATTAGAATGAGGTTAATGATTTATAATGAGGAATAAAATTAAAAACTATAAAAGAATTATACGTTGGAATTAAAAATTAAAAGAACAAAGTGATTTATAGGTAAAAACAAAATTAAACCTATACAAAAGATTTATATTATTAAATAAAACTAGATAGAAAAAAAAGAGATACTTTATACTTTATTTCAAAACTTGTTACAATTTAATCTAACTACTAAACAAATTTAACAAAATGAAAGATTTATAATAATGGACTAATTTAGCATCATTGAAAGATTTACGAATTATGACAAAACTATATGCCATAAGAGTAATATATTATATATACATTTTCCGCTTTTAAAATTAAAAACCTAAATGATTCGATAAAATTAAAACAATATAAGGAGCTATGATAAAGCACAAATTTACACAATGCAATCGAATTATATTCTGTAATTAAAATTAGTGAGAAAAAATAGATTTATATAATTAGAGTAAATTATAAAGATGAAAAGATTTATGATAGAGGACAAAATTAATGTATAATGAAAGAGATACTTGCACGAAATGCTTATTTCCAAATGTATTCAATATTTGTAACTTAGATTTAATAACAAATTTAAATAATAAAAAGGGTAATTTATACGTATATACAATATATAGCCAATCATTAGTATTTTTAATCAATAGATAATAACAAAATTACAATAAATAAAAGATCAAATAAATTGACAATTTTAACGTTTAAAAGTAATTTTTAAACTATTCCATGTACTTATTTAAAAAGTAAGACAAAATTAATTGTGCAAAAAGATTTATGACAAATAACAAAAATAAAATGGTAGAAAAGATATTCTTAGATAAATAGTCAAACTTATAACATAATAAGGATTTACATTGAATGATCAAAATTAACATAATTGAAAGATTTATAAATAGAGGACAAAAATAGAGTAACTAAAAGATCTATGACAAATAATAAAAATAAAATGATAAAAAGGTTTATATATAACAACAAATTTATTTCTTGAGAAAGAAATAAAGGATAGGCGATTAAGCCTATCCTTTATTTTTTTGTATTACATCTTCCATACATAATCCATAATTATATTGCTTACATGATTTTCAAGATTTGTGGTAATTCTATCACCAAATCTATTTGTCATTAATAAAGTATGCTCATCTAATAATGTAATATTATCATATAATCCATCGAATGTCTCTACAATCTGGGATAAATTAGCTGACTCTCTCTGAAGTCTGTTTAGTACGATCCTAGCATCAGATTCTTTAAGGGTAATAATCTTTCCAGGATCATTTTCCGGAACTATTATTTGATTCTCTTGGATAGGGGTTCCATCAATAGCTGACTCTGAAACTATTCTTTCAGTATAAGCTCTTTTATGAGATGGATAGATAACTCTATCGTATGTAATAACTTTAATATTTTTTACATATGCCTTACCATCAATATTTTCGATAGAACCTAATGCTCTTAAACTAAATGCATGTTTAACACCATTTCTTAACTCAGTATCTACTTCTTCTCCATATGCATTATCAGTACCTTCATAAATAGCTTTTACTAAATTTTTTTCTACCCATATCTTATTAAAACGAACACATACTAATTTTGGGTCTATAGTTTGCTGTCTTACTAAATCATCTGATAATGGATGACCACATTCTCCTAAAAAAGATTTAGCTGCAACTAATTCTTGAATTCTAGGACCTTCAATTTCAGGCTTCATATCTGCTAATGCGTAAATACGTCTATTTCTATTTAACACATCAAGATCTTGTAAGCATGCCTGGGCTTTTACTCTTTTAGGATTTCCACCATCATTTATAATAACTGAATCTTCTGCTGTAACAGCACCTTCAAGAATAATACTTCCAATCACTCTATTATTATTCATTGATAAATCCTCCTTTCAAATTTTATTATAATGTTACGCATAATGACCATATGCCTTAGATTAAAACTGTGAACTTTATAGTAATAAACTGATAAAGGAGGCATCATCAATGAACGTGACTATCGGGGATATATCAAGAAGATCCAAAGCAAAAATTAATAATAATACTAATTCTCCTAAAAATAATGCATTTGCAAATGTGTATAACGATAATGGAAATTTTTTAGAAAGCAATGCAATAAACGCATTGCATAACTGGGTAAATTTACATGAAGACACAAATATAGCTTTTAATAAAGCTTTAGATGTATTTATTGAAATTTGTAATAATTGTAATGCAGCTCAGATTAATAATGAATGTAATTTTTTACTTCAGGAAGAGAATAAAGTAAGAGATGCAATTCATTTACAGAATTCTATTAAACATAAAACCTCTAGATTAAAAACTAAAATATCTACAAAGATACAGAATAAAATGGATGCTGCTAGTAATAGTTTAGGATCGTCTATGGATATTCTTAAGAATAAATTAAAAACTCCATTAGGTGGACCTACATCAAATAATAATGGTGAAACAGAAGGTGAAGTTGCAGAAGAAGCATTTAATAGATTATATGAAGAAGCTAAAGTAATAGCGGAATGTGATAGAATATTACGAAATTATGATAAGATATGTAAGAGATTTGATTTAGATAAAATTGTTTCAGAAGTCTATTCTACTGATGATATATATGAATCTATTATTGAATTGTGCTCCTGTATAGATACATACCAATTACCATTCATTAAAAAATATAATACTGCATTAGAGATAGCAAACTATACGCTCGGCAAGAATTATATGAATTATGAATCAAAGAAGATTATTGAAGCAGTTACTGATTATTTTATATTTAATACTAATATTAGTGATAGTGATAGAAATGATATGAAGATTATTGCTAATAATAGTGTATTATTTGAAAATACTGATTTTAATTGTATTTCTTTTTTGTATGATACCGATAATCATAATGATAATCAATCTATAAGAATTAGTAGTCCTGAGTATGGTATTACTTTGGAAAATGAGATTGGTGAAAAAATTAAAGATGATGCAAATACTATAAAAAATGATATGAAACAATGGCCTAAGGGAAATCCTAGCGAGCATAAAGATGATGATATTAAGCAAATGGTGCAGGATTTTAGAAATCAGTGCGCTAAAACGAATAAAGATGATAATAACAATATGCTTATTTCTCATTTTAAATCATTAATAAATAAAATATATTCTAAAAACCCTGATCAGATTGTATCTGAAATTCCTAATTTTTTTACATTAATTAGGGTTACTTTTATAATTGGTAATACTGCCATTAATCCTGTCTTAGGGATTATTACATTGATAACAGATTTGATATTAAAAATGCATACTACAAGAAAGCAGACCGATAAGATAATTAATTGCTATAAAGATGAAATTTCTAGAGTAAAAACAAAAATAAATAAAGCAAAAGATAATAATACAAAAGAGAGATTAACTAAGTATAATGATTTATTAAAAAAGGATTTAGAAAAAATAAAATCATATTCAAGAGATCTTTATAGTGATGAAGAGAATGATGAAAGAGATTCATCATCATATGATTATGATGATGACTTTGATAATGATTTTGATTTTGGAGATGATGATTTTGGATTATCTGAATCTCAAGTAAATAATTGTGCAACTATAATGATGATATCGTCATTATTAAATTCATTATATGAAGCAGATATTGAAGATGTAGATGGTATGGTTGCTAAAAATATTTATAAATTTAGTAACGATACGATAGACACTATTACTGATTTTTCGATAACTGTACCTATAATGCTTGAAAAAGATAAATTAGAGCAAACTCTTATTAATTATAGGAATGAATTAAGGGAAGCAACTAATATTGATTATATGAGAATTGATACTATTAATGAAAACATTTATAAGTTGGAGAATAGTAGAAATGTATATAATACTAATACGGATGCTAAAAGTATTATGTGCTCATTAATGTGGTTAAATGAATTAGCTAATATTAATTCTGTCGGATATGTTAATGAGATGAATATTACTAATACCCTTAAGCTAGCAATGAATAGATTGAAAAATAACGCTATTAAATTATCAGATAAAGAAAAACAAATATCAAATAATATTGATATATCTGTAAGTAATATGTCTAAGGGTATCGAGAAAGCCATGATGAATAATAGTAGAGACTCTATTATTAAAGGTAGTATTCTGCCTTCAGCATCTAAATGTATTAAAATGGCACTTGTTTTAGGAGCTGAATGGGCTATTAATCCTGCTATTGCTGTAGTTACTGCGTTAGGAGCTTTTGCATGTCAGCAAAGATTATCTTCTAAAGAACGACAATTAGTTCTTGATGATATTGAAATAGAGCTTAAAATGTGTGAAAGATATATGAGGCAGGCTGAAGAGAAAAATGATATGAAAGCAATACGGCAAATTGAGCAAATACAAAGAAACTTGGAAAGACAACAGCAACGTATTAAGTATCGAATGAAAGTTATATATAAGCAAAATATTCCAAATGCCCCTGGAAATGATAATGAAGATTAAGGAGGTGTATATAGATGCTTTTTAATAAAGAATTATCTATATTTAATGAATTAGAAATTGATGGTAAGAAAGTAGATGATGACGATGAAACTACTGATTACACATTAGATGATGATAATACAGATAATAATGATGACGATACTGATGATTTAGTTAATGAAGATGAAATTACAGATGATGATGACGATAATGCTGATACAACTGACTATACTCAGGAAGAAGAACCAGCTGATGATGAAAACTCAGATACAGACGATAATTCATCTACAGATGATAATAGCGAATCAGAGAGAGATCCGGTTGATGATACAGAACCATCTCCAGAAGATACAAATAATGATGATGCTGGAAGTGACGAAGATACTGATGATCCTAATACTGATAACGATGATTCAAATACTACTGATTATACTCAGGAACAAGAACCGACCGATGATGAAAACCCTGATTCAGATACTGACGATTTAGTTGGCGAAGATGAAATTACAGATTCTGATGATGATACATCTGAAACTGATAATA